AGTGGTACGGGTTGTCAGGGTTGGTGGTGCCGTAGAAGCGCGCGCCCTCAGGCGACATACGCGCCATGAGCTGCATGAAGAAGGACCGGGGCATGAGCGACGTTTCGTCGCTGTAGCAGATACCGATCGTCATACCGCGAATCAGAGCCTCAGAGCCCTCATCCTTGGCGCCGATAACTATCCACAGGACGCCGTACAGCCACAGCTCGCCGGTCTGACGGTTGTAGCCGTAATTATCCTTGCCGACCAGGTCGAAGAGGTCGATGAGGACGTTCTGATAGATGGTGTTCTTCGACTTGCCGGTGATGACTCTCTGGCCGTCGACCTCGTACCTGCAGAGCGCCAGCAGCTTCACCATCATGGCGACGGTCTTCGAGGAGCGCACCGACCCCTCGAGCAACGTCATGCGCTTATCGTGAGCGGGGTGACGCATCAGGAAGGCGTGAGCCTTCGCCCCGAAACGCTTCAGCTTCACAGCGCGCCCCCCGGAACCTTCTCGAAAATCAAAAGCGATCGCTTTGCCGTTCGACCGCCCGTTTTACTCCAACCGGCTTGCATAAAACACCATCCGGGGTTAGAGCTGCTGACCTCTGAGGGGTCGACGAAGGTATAGAGCCGCTGACCTGGCCAGCGCTTCCACGCAAGATCCTCGGCGGCGCGAATGAGCATTGAGTTGAGCCCTGCCCCTTCATTGCGGAAAACGCCGCAATTTATTCCCTTCTGACTATCAGCTCTAAACCGTGGCGCGTTCCAAACGAAGAGAGCCCGCGCGCACGGTGTCAGCAAAATTAGGCTTTCGTATGGACCAGTGAACTGAGCCTTACGCGGGTGCTTGTTCTTGCGCGAGCTGTAGTGGCGCCGATAGATAGCGAGGCCGCTGACATCGCCGTCCCGTATTTCAAGCCAAGGCTCCGCGCTGTAGAGGTCTAGGAAGGGCTGCGTTGGATAGTTCATACGAGTGGCCTACTTTCGGCACAGCGCATAAAACTGGTCCACTCGCGCATAAAACGCCTGTGAAACGCCGGGTTTGGGGTGGCACAGGGGTGGCACATCACTCGTTTACCTCGCCTGGCTGGGCCGGCGCCATTGCCAGTACTTCCATGAGCATGTCGAGCTGACCGGCATCGCCCGCCGTAATCTCCTTTGGCACTCGCCCCTCCACCCGATTGTAAATCTGCGACACGAGTGAGGCGTTGCCGCGGATAGCCTGCTGCACGTTCGAGTAGGCGAGAATGTCGGCGAACGTCGGCCGCTTGCCGCAGACCTTCAGAATGTCCGGAGCCTTCGCCACCATCGACGCCAAAGTGTCAGCCGGAACCTTTCGGCCGAGGATCTTTGTGGTGGCGTTCGTGAGCAGCTTCGACTTTGGCCGGCCGCTGGGGTTGCCGCTCCTGCCCTTGACGAAGGGGACGCCGACCGGCATCGATCGCGCAGGGGGAATGACCTCGCCCTCGGGCGTGTTGATTTCCTCGCTGATAGCAGCGGAAATCGGGTCTTGATTTGTGAACGGCTCAGCCACGCGAAAACCCTACTCAGAGGACAGCTCGAAGCCCTCAGGGTAGACGCCGAGCCGGGGAAGCTCAGGGCGGAATATAGGCGGCCGAGACCAGCTCGGCTCCCACGTCGCAAGACTTTCGTTCTGAGGGACGCGGACGATTCGCCCGGCCTGCAGGTCGCGTACTACGTTACAGAGCAGCCGCACACCGAGAGGCATCAGCTGCTTACGCCAGAGAGTTTCGGCCGTATCCTCAGGCCGCACGAAGACATGCTGCTGAGCCGCTATGGGGCCACCGTCGACGTTCTGATCTAGCCAGTACACCGAGCCGCCGGTGACGCGTTCCCGCTGGTGTACGGTCCAGCGCACAGCGTCACGGCCGCGGTGAAGGGGCAGCAGCGAGGGGTGGTAGCCGATAGCGCCAAGGCGTGATGCCTCCCTGGTGGGGCGGCCGAGGAAGTCATGAGAGTGAGCGCAGACGATCACGTCGACGTCGAGACCTGCGATATGCTCAGCCCTCAGCTCACCGGCTGGACGCCACGGTATATCTCTCAAAGCGGCATGGCGGCGCATACGGTCTTCAAAGCGATCGCCGTTTGTGGCCGAGCGCGAGGAGAAAGGCGGTGAGCTGACGCCGAGGACTGTATGACCGTCCGCGTAAAGCTGAGATAGGACGGCGGCGCCGAAGGCCTTCTGGCCGCAGAGATAGATCCTCACTGGGTCACCTCCCCACAGTCAGCGCATCTCCACTGAAACGTAGAGGCCAGCAACGTCTTATGATTGTGGCCGCACCGCGCAGGATTGCGCGTAAACCCACGCGCCCTCATCGCCGGGTCCGGATGCCACAGCGGCTCAGCTACGCGCTCCATCAGGCCATGAGGAGACCGAACAAACGCTATGCCTCCAGGCGTGGTATACCCGGCCTCTACCGCGACTGCATTCCGGCGGCGAATACTTGGAGAGTCGATTGCGTCAGGCTCAATGGCTCTAGGTTTACCTAATCGCTTCATAGCAGCGCCCACCACGTAATGAGCGCCCACGCGATCTTGCAGGCAAAGTGAAGGCCCTGATCGATATTGAAGGCCAGCTCGCCCCCGCCGAAGTAGCCGGCGCGCTTCGAGTAATCAATGCCCGCGTGGATAACCAGCTCGGCAAGCGACAAATACACGCTGTGGGTCACCAGCAGGACCATGCCGGCGTGAATGAGGGAGTGAGAGAAGAGACACTGATACCAGGGGATGCCTTTCAGGAGGCGGTTCTTGCCTTGGCTCAGGAAATCGCCCTGCAGGGGATAGTCACAGAGAGCGTGACCCGCGAATAGGAGGATGAGGAGCTTAGTGAGAATCATGGTTTGTCTACCGCCCTTTGCCCATAGAACCTAAACCCTTGGATCGCTCGGAAGTGGCCTCCATAGCCAGCGCCCGAGCCGGTCTTATCCCCGGTCTTGAACTGAGCGCGCTTGAGTGAAGCCACACTCTTTCCCCTGTTCTGACCGTGCAGAGCGCAGGACACCTGCCGCCAGCGCTTATCGCGTCTCAGAGCTGCGCAGAGGCCGGGGTGAGAAGTATGGAAGCGCGTCGTCACAGATTTCTCCCAACGGTTCTCCCCCCTCATGTAGCTCTCGCAGACGGCGTTGAGGAAGCGAAGCCCGACGCCGGCGCCCTGCCACTCAGGCATGACCACCAAGCGTGTTGCGCGGGCTTCGAAGCGGCCCTTGCCGACGTTCGCTGTGCACATCGCTACGTGGCACACCAGCTCACCGTCCACGGTCCCCACGTAGTACTGCGCGCCTACCGGCATGGGAAGGTCTAAATAGTAATGCGGCTTGAAAAGGTGCCAGTAACTTCCGTCTGTCTTCCGGATTTCGAGAGTAATTTTAGGTCGCCTATGCCCCCCCCTTGCGAAAGTTCCGCGCGCGGTGTCATAAACCCAGTCCGGCTCTATCCAGTCGAGAACGTCATAATGGCAGCTCAGCAGCACACACTGACCCGAGGTACGGCGCCACGCCTTCTGAAAAGCAAGCGCGCCCATCTTCGCAATCTGCCGGTCGACGACGCTGGTGAACTCATCGATGACCACCTTTGCGGGCTGCTCAGAGAGAACGCGTGCAAGATCCGCCCGGAACTTCTCGCCGTTACTGAGAACAGGGTAGGGACGCAGCCAGGTCGGTACAGAGCCGAGCCCCACGGCCGCCAAAGCGCCGGTTACGTCGTCGAAGGCCTCAGCGCCTTTATCGGGCGCGATCGCGTCAATGATGGGCCTATCCTTCGGCCACCCCGCGGCTGAGTAGAAAGCCTTCGGCCCGAGGATCTGCTTTCCCATGCTCGTCTTCCCTGAGCCTGAGGGGCCGACGATGACGCCGAGCTTCCACTCACTCTCCTCGATCGGCAGCTCAGCGTCGAGCTTGAAGACTGAGCCGTCCTCGGCGTTGAAGAGACTCTTGACACGCGCAGCGCGGTAGCTCGTTGCGTCAGCGCACTCGTTACGGACGGCAATCTTCATGTGGTCACCACTCTCACGGTCAGGCCTTCCTTCTGGAACCGCTCAAAGAGAGCCTGCTGCTCCTTGGCTGACGTGAGGAGAACGATCACGCCGAACTGCTCCTTGTAGGCGCTCTCGCCTATCTCCATTTCGCCGGTACCCTGTACGGCGTCAGCAGGTGAGCCCATAAACATGCTCAGGTCGACCTCGGTACCAAGCTCAGCGAGTATGTCCTGATCCCATGAGAGGTCAAGCTCGGCGACACGGTTATCAGCGACGGCGAGCTGCTTCGCCTTGGCGTCGGTCGAAAGAGTGAGGTCGGTGCGCTTGACGACGATCAGCTCGGTACCGTCCGTCTCGATCACCCTCACCTTCTGATCAGGGTTGGCGGCGAGAGCGGCCTCGCGGGTCTTGTTGCCGGCGATCGTGACGCCCTGCGAGTCGACGAGGATCGAGCGGCCGAACCCGAGATCTTTGATGGATTTATCGAGCGCCTCACGGCCTTTCCTCGTGCCCTTATTCGCGTTGCGCGGGTCCGGGGTAAGGGCGCTGAGCTTCTGAGATTTCGACATGGGACCTGCTTTCCTGAGGTCAGCCATCGCGGCCGTGCGACACTTCCGGCACCAGCGCTGCCTCGGCTGGCGCGGTAGCTTTCCGCACTTCGTACAGACTTTGGGCTTGGGGCGTTCCACAGAAAGAAAGGTAGCACAGACCCGTTCCACACTTTGCTATGGCTGCGTGGCCGGGAGCGGTGATACCGTCCCACAATGACAAGCCCAATGCCCCGCCCGCTTGGTACCTGCGTCCTCAGCGCAGAGCCGCATATTGAGTCGTCACGCTGCTTCCTCTGGAAGCCCTTACCCCCTTTGGTACAGTCAACTCGAGGTGATCAACCATGCACGAAGTAGAGAGAACGGCGGCATATGCCGCGTCGAAGGCGCGCAAGCGCAATCCGGGTGCGACGGCTCTCGACTGTGCCGGCGCGGTAACGCAGGCGAAGGACGCCGGCGGCAAGACCCGCGCCGACTTTGAGGTATACGCGCGAAAGATTCACAGCGGTCAGCTCGACAAGCTAAGACTGGCCCCGGCAGAGCGCGCTGAGCGCGAGAAGAACTTCGAGCGCATGCTGGCGGCAGACCCTCACATGAAGCAGGCCAAGGACGGCATCGATGAGAAGCTGGCGCTGACTGACCCGGCGAGAGCATTCCCCTCCTCGGTCACATACAAAGGCGAAACCTACTATCGGACTCACAAGTACGGTACGACCATCGCCACCGGCAAACCTTCTGCTGAGTACAAGGCCAGCTACATCGCTAAAGAGGGCAGATTCAAGGGCGAGCGGATCGAGGGGCGCGTCTGGATGGATATCAAAGGCAATGTAAAGCCTGACTAAAAGCCCCCGGCCCGGGAGCTGTGGCCGCCGTGAGGTTGGGATATGAGCCCGTTCACGCGTCAGCACCCCGGGCCTGAGCCCCGCTGACCACAGGCGTCCGCGCGCCCCTGGTGGCCTTACTTTACCACGGCTCTAAGGCTCAGAGCGGATGACATACACGCGCTTCACATGCAGCAGGCCAAAGCGCCTCAGAGCCTTGCAGAACTTGTCCCCCGGAACTCTGCGACCCGTCATCACCGCTGAGAGCATCTGGCGGCTCACGCCTATCTCTGCCGCGAATCCCTCGTGTTTCGTGTCCCCTATTTGATCCTTCAGCCATTTCACCAGCTCGGCCCCGTCGACGGTACGCGAGGGCGGAGGTTTCGGTTTTGAGCGTTGTGTAGCCATGACCGGAAGCATACACCCCTAAAATAATTTTCCAAAGGGCATGGCTTCGTGTCGCATTTTTATTTACAGTTTCACCATCAGCGCTGCACCGGCTGAAATCAATCGCACTCCTCAGGAGCAGTGAAATGACAGCAACCAAGCTCACCACCCCCGACCTACACTCCATGATCGAAGACGCCCGCACCCGGCTGACGTCCTCCCTCCGCTACCTGGACATGGTCAGCAACGTTCTCCTCGGTCACGGCTACATCGTTCTCGCGCCGGCTGGCTTTCCCCTCAGCTTCACGGTCAAGGATGGTGTAGCAAACAGCCCTGTGCGGTGCAGGTTCGCCGGCTGGGCCAATCGGTTCACCCAGCGCTATGCTGAGGCCGTTGCCGCTGAGGTGAAAGACGGGTCAGGTCAAGCCGGGCGCGCCGTACACGTTCGCGAGGCCATCGAGGCCGAGATAGTCTCCTGTACCGAGATGATCGAGATGCTCGAGGGCGCTCTCGCTGATACCCCAGCCCTCCTCACCGCTCAGGCTGATCTCGAGTCCTACACCCGCTAGTATCCCCTGCCAACCGCGGCCCGGGGCGATCACCCGGGCAAAGGACTACACCATGACACTCCTCCGCTTCGCTCTCCTCTCAGCCGCCCTCCTCACCGCAGTCAACGGCTGCGCAGCCGCCGACGCTCAGCAGACCTCAGCCGCGTCTCAGACCAACGCGACGATCAATTCTCATCACGCCGTACCGGCTGACGCCCCGGCGACCCCCGTAAACCTTGGGCGGCCTGTGCCAGCGCCCGAGAAGCCGGCTGTGACCCCCGTACACCTGGGAACGAGTTATACCCCGGTAGCTCCTCACATCATTCACGTCACGATCGCCCGGTGAACCGCACCCCCGAGGAGTACCGGGAGCTTCGCCGCGCCCTGACAACCTCTGACATAAAGCGGTGGGCCGCGAAGCTTCCGATTCTTCTAGCCAGGCGTCACGCCCTCTGAGAGAAGTATGAGCAGGACGGAGCGGCTGACACCGCGGCTGTGATTCAGGAAGTCGACATTGCGCTGATCGAGCAGGCACTCAGCGCGCTCAGAGTCTCAAAAATAAAACCCCGAAAGGACCCGCAGCCATGAACTACGTCTACACCGGCAACAAACGTCACTACCGGCAGGTTGAGAAGCTGATCGCCGCCGGCATCGTTCTAATCGTAGGAGGGCTCCTTCTGCTCCTGTACCGATTTCCCACGGCTCCCCCGCTACCGCCTATGACCGTCATCGTCGTTTATGGCGCTCCCTGCCCCACAGACTATATCGACCCCGAGTACGTTGGTCACAACCGCGTTGTGTGCAAGCTCGACGTAGAAAGGGTGATGCGCTAATGGAGATGCTTCCTGATCACGCGATCGAGGTGATCGTAGCCGGGCTCGAGGCCGCTGTGAGGCGCATCGAGGGATATGACTTCCGCGTCACCGTTGCTCTAAGCGACCCGCGCATCCTTCACCACGTACCCTCTGACCTCCGTGACGACATCCTAGCCATTCGTGACGCGGTGAAGAAGCTCGAGGACCTGAGAATCGCTCGGTATATCAGGGAACCGAAGCGGTGACCGCCTACGAGGACGCGCTCCGAAGCTTCAAGCGCGGGTACTTTATCAAGGCGCTCAGGCTCACCCGCGGAAACCAGTGCAAAGCGGCCGAACTCATCGGTGTCCACCGCAACACCATGAACCGGCTTCTACGTGAGTGCGGCCTCACCAACCAGGACATACGCGCCGCTATCGCCTCTCTCAAACCCCAACCCGTAACCAAGACCGCAAGGAGTACCGATGCTGACCGAATCAACGCAGCCTGACACGAACGCAACAAACCCTGAGCCAACGCCTGAGCCGCCTACGACCGTTGCCGCGGCTCGCCCCCTGTTGAGCGCCATGCCCAACGGCCTTATAGAAATCATCCCGGAGACGCCCGCGGACCCCAACGGTATCGACCGCCTCAACGCGGCGCTTGCGAGAGCGCAGGCTAACTTTGCCCCTATCACTCGATCAAGCGTGGGGCAGGCCGGAACCCGCAAATATAAGTACGCTGACCTTGGCGCGGTCATTCGCGCAACGATGCCGCCTCTAGCGGCTGAGCAGCTGAGTCTGCGGCAGCCCATCAGGCACCGTGACGGGAGGATGTGGGTAGTGACGGAGCTACACCATTCGAGCGGGCAATACATAACCGACGACGGGCTTCCTCTCTCTATGAACCTGAAACCTCAGGACCTCGGCTCTGAGCTGACGTACATGAGAAGGTACGGCGTTTGCAGCATGCTCGGCGTTGCCTCTGAGGAAGATGACGATGACGGGCGTACAGCGCATGAGGCCGCCGGGCAAAATGAGCGGGATCTCGCTGCCGCCCGCCAGCGGAACGCACCGGCTACAGCAGCGGCGAAGCGTGAGGGTGATCAGGTAAGCGGCAGGAAAGATGGGCCGCGAGTCGCTGTGATCACTGAGCTACAAGCGAAGGAGTGGAACGCGGCCCGGAAGAAGGCCGGTCACACCGTCGCCGCGGCCACAGAGTACGTCCACGCGACCTTTGGTGGCACGTTGGCTCAGGTACCAGCCGATCGATACGCCGAGGCGCTTGCGTGGGCCACGACGCCGGCAAAGGGCAAAGGCTCACCGGCCGATGGTACGCCCGCGAAGACTGAAGGGATCGAGGACCTGAAAGCTGACGAGCCAAGCCCCACGCGGATCACAAAAGCCATGCGCGACGCCTTCTTCGATGCCGCGCGTAAGGCCGGCAAGTCTAGCGGGGAAATGGATCGTTACCTCGAGTCCCTGAAGATCACCAACGCGGCCGATATGACGGTAGCTCAGGTCGGGAGTGCCATGACCTGGGCAGCCGGGTCGACGGACACCCGCCCACCGGAGACGGCCGAGGAGAAGACGGCCCGCGAGGGCTTCGGGATTCTCGGGCTCTCGCTGACTGAGCAGTCTGAGGTCATCGACCGCTGGGACGGTGACTGGTCGGCGATCGCGGAGGCTGTCAGCGCCGCGATTGACCGCCGTAACGATGAAACAGGGGAGAAGGGGGCAGGCTCCTGAGACGAAAGGCGGCCGGGGTGACACGATAACGTCCCCCGGCTCAACGAAACCACCTCAACGTGAAACGAAAGGCTCACATCATGACCGACATCACGATTCCAGACGCATCTGTCACACCCATCACGAATCACGTCGTCGCGCTCAACGGCGCCGAAATGGAAGCCGCCCGGATACAGGTTCGCGCCTATCTCGAGCGCCAGTCTCTTCTCACCTCGTCAGAGCTGGCTGAGCTGAATGACGCGCTGAGAGCCGCGCAGCTTGCTAACTTCAAAACGTCGCGCATCGAAGCGGCTATTGGCCGTCTTCGCAAGCGTCAGCGGTATCTGAGCCACCTCACCGCGGCGGTGGCGGCCGGGTACTCAATCGTTCCGAACATGCCGATGACCGTCTTCGCCGTGCGCGTGAAGCGTGATCAACCGCTCCTACAGTCCTCTACCGGCGGCTCACTAAGGTCCGCGGCCTGGGATATTGATCAAGAGCGAGGGCAGCTCCTTGAGGCGGGCGCGGGTCGATATGTCAGCCCTGACATCCTGACCGAGCATAGCTCCTCCCAGGAGGACGACGGGAAGGGCGGAAAGAGGGTCAAACACACCCTCGAGACTACGCAGTATGACGCGATCGATTTTCCTTTCGCTGCGGCTCACGCCTCAGTGATGAACGCGACACAGGAAGCGATGGCGCTGAAGATCTTCGATCGCATCGGCATCGTTCCCGAAACCCGGCCAAAGGGTGACCCCATCATCCTTGGTCAAATCATCGAGCGCCACGGCCAGTCTGAGCGTGTCGTGAGCTGCCTGATCGCGTGGCATATCGATCTGAGGACCCTCTAACGCCATGCACCCATATCTCTTCCTTATCTCCGCTCTGCTGACCGCCGCGAATCTTCGCATTGCGTTCGTGGCGGCCAAGCGCTTCAAGGATGCTGAGCAGCTTGCCGGGCTGGTCGAAGCTCTGCTCGAGTCTCAGCTCCACCGGAGTATAGAACTCTGGCTGACAAAGTACGCGACGGCGGCCGGGGGTGATAGCTGGTCCCTCTGTCATCACCTGACCTCGGCGCGGGCGCTGCTCGAAAGGATGGGCAGCCGTGCCAAAGCCAGCTAGAGAGCGGTTCCCAGGGCTCTTTGGGCCGCCGGTGGCTGAGGTCAAGCCGCCGGCGCCGCCTGAGGCTGTAGAGCCCGGCAACTGCCTGGTCTGTAACCACCCGCCAAAGTCTCACTGCAAGAGCGGGGTCAGGCATACCACGTACAAGGCTCAAGCGCGCATGGAGCGTAACCCCAAGGTGAGCGTGTGTGAGACACGTCACTGCGAGGAGCCGCTCTGCTCCTGTACCTCCCTCGCGCTCAGGCTCGATGACATCTGTTACCCCGACCGCCCGTACAAGAGCGGCTGGACAAAGGAGGACCGCGATCGATGGTACCCGCCCCGCACACCTTCCGCTGCAGCTCAGTGACACTGCAAGACCTCAAAGCTAGGCCTGCTGTCGTCATGAAGATTCGGCCGAACGCTCACACGCACCACGGCCTTAGACCCATCACCCTTCTCATCGATGAGAACGTACCCGCCGGCAAGTTTGTGCCGGTCACAGCAAAGGAGGAGCGCCGTGGGTAAAGAGTCCGCGATCGCTTGGACCGACCACACTTTCAACGCCTGGTGGGGATGTACCGAGGTCAGCCCTGGATGCGACAACTGCTACGCCCGCGAACTGGACAAAGCGCGAGGCGGCCCCACAGGCCCTCATTGGGGTAAGGGCGTCGACCGCCGGGTGATGTCTGAGGCCTACTGGCTACAGCCGTATGCCTGGAACGCCGCCGCGGCCGCCGAGGGCCTCATCAAGCGCGTCTTCACCCTCAGTATGGGCGACTTCTGCGACCCTGACGGGCCTGACGATCAGCGAGAGCGCCTGATAGCGGTGATCAACCAGACGCCGAGTCTGCTCTGGATGATCCTCACGAAGCGCCCGACGTACTACCTGCGTTATCTACCTTCGAAGGGCTTCGAACATGACAACGTGACGCTCGGCTGTACGACCGAGACTCAGGAGTACTACGACGTCCGGGTACCGTTCCTCGAGGGGGCGGCGCGCGAACTGACGCGGCGCAACCGGGAGCGCTGGGTGACGCGGCCGCGTCAGCGGGTGAGAACCTTTGCCAGTTACGGACCTGCCCTGGGACCGATCACTACGCTCCACCGCGAGATACCCGACATGGTCATCTTCGAGGGCGAGACGGGCGGCGCTGAGAAGCGGCGGCCTGTGGATCCGGAGTGGGCGCGCGCAATGCGTGACGAGTGCGCTGAGCGCGGTGTCGCCTTCTTCATGAAGCAGCTCGGCGGCCGTACCCCCGACGAGGCCGCGGCGATTGTTCCGGTCGACCTCCTCATCCATCAGTTTCCGGGGGTGACGCGGTGACCGCCACCATGCGAGCTGAGCTAATACCGCTCGACGGTGAGCGCGTGGGGATACTTTTCACCTGCGCGTACTCCGACGGCCGCACCGTCATAAGCGCCTTCGAGCATGACAGCGATGAGGAAGCCGAGGACGCGCTCCACCGCGGTCTAGCGGTGGCTGAGGCGCTCGAGAAGGCCGGAACCATTACCTCGATCAATACATACGGGAGGGATGACGATGAGAGTTGACATCGATGAGGCGCTGAGAAAGTTGCAGGAGCAGTCAGACCGCGAGGCGATCGCGGAGGACGTGATCTATGAGAGCGAGGCAGGCGAGGTCGTCATGACGCGGTCCACTATCAGGGTCAACGGTGTCGACCTTTCTCACGAGGGCCTGCAGAAGATTCTTCCTACTCAGCCCAGGTGCTGTGAGACGTGCGCATTTCGCGCGGGCTCTCCGGAGCGCAGTGACCCGTACAAGTGGGCATCCCTCGTCGATCACTTTGCGGGGGGCGGCGCGTTCCTCTGCCATGAGGGCATCCCGGGTCATCAGGAGCAGCGTGAGGGTGAGCCGCTGAGGCTCTGTGCGGGGCGCCATGCCGCGGAGGGTATCAGCATCAAGAATCTCGTCAACATGGCTCACCTAACCCCGTACGAGGAGGCGCGATGAAGGTAGAGCTTGAAATTACGATGACGGAACTCGCGCTTCTATACATATCCACAGGAAACGAGGACGCCGGCCGCATCGTCAGGGAGGCCGCGCGGAAAGAGGCAGAGCGTAACCCGCAGCCTTCAAAACGCAAGCGGCTCAGCAGCCCCGTTCTAGCCTGCGTCAGCGAAAGGAATCTATGAAAGTCACAGGATTACTCTTCAGCCGGCCGATGGTCATTGCGCTCAAAGAGAAGCGCAAGACGCAGACCCGGCGCGTCATCAAAGACGAGGCCGAGTATGCATGCCTCACCGGCGACTGCGATCACTCTACCCAGGACCTTTGCGATCGCGCGCTGGCTGAGTGTGGCGGCTATGGCGTACCGGGCGACTTCATTTATTGCAAGGAGTCAGTCATTCCGGCCGGCCGGGCCCGCGCCGGCGTCACGATGTATGGCGCTGACTTCACCCCGGCCAACGTCGAGGAGCATAGCAAGGCCCTCGGCGGCTGGAAGCCCTCCATCCTGATGCGCGAGGATGAGGCGCGCTTCTGGTACCGGCTCAGGGCCGTGCGCGTACAGCGCCTGCAGGAGATCACTGAGGCCGACGCTGAGGCTGAGGGTATCTTCCCAGCTCAGCGCGACGGCTCCTATGTCACCGCGTACGCGGACCTCTGGAACGAAATAAACGATCACTTCGCCCCTGTGCGCCGCAAGGAGGGCAAGACCTGGTCGGTGCATCACTACCTCAGATTTCCTTGGGACGGCGTGGCCGGTGAAACCACGCATAAGGGCAAACCCGCTTTTATCGTCCCCAACCCTCACGTATTCGCTCTCACCTTCGAACCCGTATCTCAATCCCCAACCCGCTAACCCGAAAGGACACCATGACAGACTTCCGTGACGTACTCCTCGCTGAGCTGTACCCCTCACCCACAAACCCCCGCAAGAGCTTCGACCCGGCAGAGCTGGCTGAGCTGAGCCAAAGCATCGCCACCAGCGGCGTACAGGTTCGGCTTCTCGTGAGGCTCGGTAACCCGGATGTCTATCGCGCCATGCGCCCCGGTGAGCCTTTCGTGGAGCTTGGGTCGCCCGCGCCTGACGTGTACGAGATCGTCGCCGGTGAGCGCCGCTTCCGCGCGGCGAATCTAGCCGGCCTAACGAAAGTACCCTGCGAGATTCGTCTCATGACCGACCGCGAGGTACTCGAGGTCCAGGTCATCGAAAACCTTCACCGCGCCGACGTACATCCCCTCGAGGAGGCCCGCGCCTATCAGGTCATCGGTTCAAACGGTGAGGGGCTGACGGTGGAAGAGGTAGCGAAGCGCGTCGGCAAGGCCACCGCCTACGTTGCTCAGCGTCTCAAGCTCCTACAGCTCGAGCTTCCGGCCCAGCTGCTCTTCAAGGGCAGGCATATCGCCCTAGATCACGCGCTCATCGTCGCGCGCCTCACGCCAGCCGATCAGACCAACGCCGTGCGGGAGATGCTCGGGGCCAATCACCAGCCGAAGAAAATGGACCTCGTCGTCTATACCGAACGGCGGATAAAAGAGCATGCCGAGTCGAAGTATTACGCCGGGCGGCGCCTAATCAACATGACGGCTCCTGAGCTGAAGGCGTGGGTAGAGAGGAGCGTCATGCTCAAGCTGAAGGGTGTGCCGTGGAAGCTTGAGGACGCCACGCTTGTACCTGAGGCCGGGGCGTGTACCACCTGCCAGAAACGCTCAGGGTCCAACGTCGCGCTCTTCGGCGACCTCACAGCCGAGGAGGACATCTGTCTCGACTCGACCTGCTACGCGACCAAACACAAGGCGCTCGTCAAGATCACGATCGCCAAGGCCAAGGAGGACGGTGGCGAGATGGTCAAGCTCAGCGCCCGTCAGAGCGAGTCGCCACTACCTGAGGATCTGAAGGCCTCGCTGGTGATCAAGCGCGGCCAGTGGGTACGCGCCGGCGCGGCAAAGTGTGAGGACGTCGTACAGGGCATCGTCGTCGACGCCAGCGGCCAGCAGTACGAGCAAAAGAAGATCGCCGCGGGTGACGTTTTCAAGGTTTGCTGCAATCAGAAATGCAAGGTGCACAAGCACACCGTACAGAAGCTCGAGGCGCGCGGCGTTCCTTATTACTATGAGGCTGAGCGGTCTAAGGCGAAAGCCTACGAGGCGGCTGAGACGCCGATACGCGTGGCTATCGTCAAGGCCATCGCGGCCAAGGCCAAGGTGAACACCATGGCTCAGCTGCGCGAGGAGGTCGAAAATCAGTGCGGGAATGACGCTCAGTGGTATGTCGAGATCTTCGGCCTCGCTGTAGAGCCTGTGAAGATAGGCGCGAACGATCAGCAGAAGTACCTCAAAGCCTTTGCCAAGTTTCTTACAGGCGCAAGCCTTGAGCAGCTTGCCCTCTGTCTCTACCTTGTCGACGTAGTCACAGAGGCTGAGGTGCAAGGCTATCAGCACGATCACCGCGCGAATGACCGCGCCGGCCTGTGGAAGCTCGCCAAGGCCGCCGGGGTAGACGCTGAGGCGATCGCCAAAGCCGCGGAGCCTGCCCAGGCTAAGGAAGAGGCGGCCAAGCCCAAGACGGCGGCGAAGAAAGCTGCGAAGAAGGCCTCAGGCAATCGGGGCATGATCAAAAAGAAGTAGCGACCCGGGGCGGCTGGCGACGGTCGCCCCGATGTTCCACGTGGAACAAAACTCAAGGAGACAGTACCGTGACGCAGACCACCCTCTGGCCCGAAGACCCTACCGCCGCCCACCACCATGCCAACCCCGAGAGCGCCGCCGCGTTCGAAACCATCGCCCCTCACCTGAGCCGCTTACAGGGAGCCGTCTTGCAGTACACCTGTGGCCGCGCCAAGGGCGCCACAGTGAAGGAGGTCATACGCGACCTCGAGCTGACCCACCAGACAGCCTCAGCGCGCCTCACTGAGCTAAGCCATGCTGAACTGATAGAGCGAATAGGTGAGCGCCGCGCGCGCTGCGCGGTGTGGAAGATCACATCCGAGGGCCTCAGCCGCCTCAAGACCTGGTCGGACAAATCCACTGCCAACCAGGCGGCCTGAGGTCAATAGGCAATAGGAAGAACGCCGATTTTCACAGGCGGCAGTGAGTTTGGGTGTGGAAGGGCTGAGGAAGGTTTGCAAGACCGGGTACGTTCGGAATCTTTTAGATCGATATTGCTAACCTTCCTTTTTTCTTACTATTGCGCTTTCACAGGCTGAGCGGCCTCAACTGTATGGCGATATGGAGGTTGGGCTGTTTTCCTATTTATCCACAACAAACGACTACTACTACTGAATATCTCTATCCTTTTTTGTTCCTAGTTATAGACGTATTCGCGGCCTTGCTTCACAGTGTCAGCCGTGTAAACTAATTTACGTCACAACCCCGCAACCGGCTGCCATATGAGGGCAGGAGGTCACCATGAAAATCCGTACTGTCATCGAATGGCGTGAGGGCGCTGAGGCGCCTACCGCCGAGATTCAAACCGCCCAGGGTCACCGAGGTCAGGCCGTCGACAGCTCCCTGCTCTTCTGGATTCGAGCCCGCGGCGTTACGCTCTCACCTAACGCTGTCTGCATCGGGCGGCCATCGTTTCACATGCCGCCGGTTTCACAGCGTTGGAACTCGAGGCGTCTCTGCCCGGCGGCCGTGTGCGCGCTATGACCGACGTCGACGGTCACCTGATCACTCGCGAGAAATCGCCCGACTCGCCTTTGTGGAGGCTATGCCCGAGCTGTAACGCCGACGAAGGTGAAGGCTGCAGCGATTGGAACGGCCGCACCTTTCCTCAAGGTATTTTCTGCGCTTTACGTATCACCCCGCCTCAGGAGACCGACAATGCCCCTCGCTGACTGGATTCCCGTCATACCAATGCACGGCCAGATTCTTAGGCTACTCAGCGATCAGAGGAAGAAGGACCGCTGGAGCCATGGAGGCATCGGCTGGGACGTCGCTCGTAACGGGCGCCCTTATTACAACCGTGAGAAGTTTTATCAGCCGCTACTCGATCGCCGCCTGGTCGAGCCCTGTACACGCCTCCAGCCCGCCGGCGAGCACTTTGTACGCGTGACTGACTTCGGGCTGCTCTGCCTAGATCTTGGCATCATGCCAAAGCTGCCTATCACCGGCTCTGACACTCTCGCTAAGTACGCCCTCGAGGCTCAAAGCAGCGCGCTCAAACATGAGCCTAAAACCACCGAAGGAGCGAAATGAAGCTATTCGAAATGAACCCCGTCCATGTCATCGGCAGCTTCCTAGCGGTTTACATGAAGAAGTGCGGCGTCACTGAAACCCGCGTCTCCCTCAGCGATGTCGAGGTGATAGCCGAAGACCCTAACCGCTGCGTACTGCTCACGATCGAGGGTGATCAGCTTGTCGCCAAGATCGTCACGAAGGCTCAGGCGATCGCAACGGTCGAGGACGCGCGGCAGGAAAACATCAGGCTCAATGCTCAGCGCGCGAAAGTCATTATGCCGGGAGGCAACGCGTGAGCTACTCCCGGGAGGTCATGAAGCGTACGTCCTCGATGATCGCGAAGCTCAGGCTGCGCGGGAAGGAGAAGCGCACCAAGAAAGGCCGCATCACGCGCGTGGCTCAGCCGGTCATCTTCACGCTCGAGGATCTGCGCGAGTGGCTGGTCGGCGAGAGTGACTACATGGGCGGCGTAGCGTGGGCCTGTACGTATTGCGGCAAGCGCCTCACGATCGAAGAGGTCGAGCCTGATCACCGTGTACCGCTCAGCCGCGGCGGCGAGAACACCCTGGCCAACCTGGTCCCGGCCTGTAACCGGGATAACAAAACGAAGGGAGAGCTAACAGACGAGGAGTACATTGCGTTTCGTGAGGGCCTGAGGACATTCCCGGCGGCCGCCGAAGCCTACGTGCTGAAGTGCATGCGCACGGCAGGCTCAGGCTTCCAAGGTCACCGTGACAAAAATAAGCCGGCGCGGCCGGCAGAGGAGAGTGACGAGCTATGACGCTTGGATTTTGTAGATTACAGACGCACCATGGCGCTCATCCCTAGTGCGCTGATTGTGACGGTTGGCTTAGCGAAATTGACATTAGAGAATTGGCGATAAGTTACTCGCCGGTCCCTAGCGAAGAGTGCTCTGCTTTCGTACCGCAGGAGATGCTTGATCGCGGATTCAAACAGGCTCTGGACATCATTGCAAAGCACAGCTCAAAGGCATCTCCCGTACAGCCAGAGTCCAAGCTGCCCGAACGCGCCCAAGCCGCCGTACCTGCCGACAGACCGAAGCCTACTGGTGGCAATCCTAAGAACTTCTGCATCTGCGGCCACCATGAGATGTGCCATGCGGCATACGAAGGGATGCCTGCTGGCTGCAATCAGACCGGCTGTGATTGCTACACGTACATTCCCGAAAACGTACCTGCCGACCGCGACGAGTTTGAGAATACTTTGCGGGAAGCGATGCGAGGTATTAGCCCCGGCGATTTGGGGTACCAATATGCTCATGTAAAAACGATTGCTTGGCGGTTATGGCAAGCCGCCCCCCTCTCTCCCAAGCTAAACCCCTTTCGGAGCAGGTGCAGAAGCCTGAGGCGATCGCGCGCCCCGTCTCCCATAGAGGTTTTCTTTTTTATGACGTCGACCAGGTCTGCACTTACTGGACCGCCGCCAATGGCTCACACATAGTCAACGCCTCAGGCCTGTGCCGCTGTGGCAAGCACTTCACCCTAACCGAAACGGAGCCCCGCTCATGAGTACCGATAACGCAGCAAAACGAGAGACTTTTTTTCCCGGGGTGATGAAGCCGATCATCTTCGATGACTTCCATCCCCTAGCCAACGCCGCCGGCGAGAAGCGGATCAAGCTCACCTTCGTCATGGACCTCAGCGACAATCAGCTCATCGGGATACCCGAGTGGCTCGACGGCGCAATCACCCTGGTCCGTAAAGCTGACAACGGCTCAGCTCTCAACAAGAGCATCGTCGAGCTGGACGGCGTGATTCTGCGCTTCTACAAAGCTGCCGACGATGAGAAGCCTGAGATCGAGATGCAGGGGGTACTCCTCAAAAACTTTGTAGTGAGGCGATCCTCGAAGACCGTCAAGGCCGGCGAGCTGGCCGACTCAGAGATGAGCTTCGACGCTTACGTTTGGTACCTCTCCCCGGTGTGGCGCTGGGCTGAGAAGTACTTCAACCGCACAGCCCTCTGCGCCTTCGGAACGACGCAGGCCAAGCTGAGCTTTGGCCCGGTGAAGAAGGACGGCGTACCTGATCAGCCGGCCGAGAAGGCAGGCGACCTTCCTTTCGACGGCAAGGCCGCCGCGGCTGGCAAGGATGACCTGATCACCGATGACGAGCCCCTCCAGGTCGACGAGAGCGACCCTGAGAGCGTCTTTACTACGCACCCGGGAGAGACGGATGAGGAGGCGCGCAAGCGGGCGCTAGATCCAAAGCATGACCCGCTGATCGATCCGGGGGCTGGCAAGGCCAAGGGAGCGGGTAAGGGCGGCGGCGGCAACACCCTCGCGTTCAAACCTCGCGCCGGCGCTGCCAAGAAACACGTCAACTGACCTCAAACTATGTAGCAAAAAGAGAAGGCCCCCTGCGACAGCGCAGGGGCCTTTCTTGCGTTCCGGGGTACGGGCTAGACCACCTTGGAGGCGGCAGCGTCCACAGCAGCCTTCTGTACGCTCTCGTCGACCGGCTGAGCCTCTGTGGCGGGGTCGGCTTCGGTAGCAGCAGGGGTGACGTTGGCGACGTCCTCAGGCAGCGGGGTGAGGTCTGTCAGGTCCTCGGTCTTCGAAGCCAGCTCGTACTCAGTGAGCGCGGCCGTGATTGCGCTGTCGAGGGTAGAGGCGATAGCCAGGTCATTCGCGTTGAGTGTGGTGCCAGCCTGCAGAGCCTTGATTTCGGTCTGGAAGGCCGTCAGAATGTCGTACACGTCCTGCGACGGCTTGTTGCCGCTGGCGAGGTCAGTGATGAGGCCGGGCAGAGCTGAGCCAAGCTGGCCGATCAGTGTGGAGATAGCCGGCGAGATGACGCCGAGCGACTGTAGCAGGCCCGGTAGAAGGGTGATGATGAGAGAGATGGCGGTGGTGATCGCTGTAAGCATGGGGTACGCCTCCTGAGGCGGGGTGAGAGGAAACGGCTAGGACGTGGGGAGGGGGTCAGGCGCTACTGAGGCTTGAGTGAGGCGGCGAGGGACGTCTGCAGCGATGCGAAGCCCGAGTTGGCGGCCGCCACGGCGTTTGACAGCGTACTGCCGTTCGCCGATGTAGGCGTCATGTGGTATGTGATCTCAGCTCGGTCAGCCGCGTTGAGGTACCTGTTGGCAGTATTGAGGGCGCTGAGCTGGCTCGCCGTGAGTTGTATGCGGCCAGCCATTACGTCGGTATCGATCGAAAGGACTGCGGCGTGAAGCGTTCGCAGGGTGACAGAGGCTGTGCCATCGACAGCGTCGATCGCGCCGGCAGGAGGGGTTGAGGGTGTAGAGGCGGTGACGTGGCAGCCGGCAAGCGGCAGCGCCACGGCAAGGGTAAGTGCGGAGAGAATCTTACGCATAGGGCTCCTTACTTCTGATCAGGGATGACTACTTTCGCAGCTGGGTCATCCGGAACAGGATGCGCCGGTACCAGCTGCGGTTCTCCACCACCCCGGGGGATGGCGGGAGTTTGGTCAGCGTCGGGGGTCAGATAGCCGACCCATACGCGCGCGATCGCTGTGATGACGGTGAGCCCCATGACTACATAGCCGATCCTCGCGGCCACGCCCGAGGGCGCCGTGAGTTGATAGGGAGCCAGGGCGGCTGATGCTGTAGCTCCGGTGGTAGCGATGGCGCTGAGAACGCCGGCGACGGTTGTCTTCGAGATTGCCATGAGGGCTCCTTCTACTGTGATGCGCGGGCAACCCACTGAGCGAGGTACTTCTGATCCTCAGGGTGAGCCAGCGCTATTTCCTGATAGAGCGCAACCCGAGCGGCGCGGTAGGCGGCGATCAGAGACTCGGGGTCAAGTGTGTTGGCGGCCTGCAGGGTAAAGGCGCCGATGTGCCCGTCGACAGTAATCGGGGTTGCCGCGTGAGTGAGGGTGTTGATTGAGCGCTGCAGCAGCTTTGCGGCTTCGGGCAGGCCGCCATTGACCGCCATATCAAGAACGCGGTTCGCTAGATCCTGACTGGAGAGGCCGCCGGCGTTGAGCGGCTTCCAAAACTCTTCGTAGTAGAAGCTGGCGACGGCCGGGCCGCGCTGGCTCTGAGGAAGCGCCGCGATCGCTGCATACTGCTCAGAGAAGGAAGCCGAGTTGATACCCGCGATGGCATGACCGCCGGTGTCAGGCACGATCGCGTAAGCACGCTGACGGTCTTCGTTATCGAGCAGGAAATCAAGGGCGGGGGCAAACTGTGACATCGGGAACCTCTGCCAAAAAATAATAGCAGAGGGGCCCGGTTACTTTGTCAGCTCCGTGACGATCACCAGGCAGGCGATCACCGCGCCAAGAATCATGCCGCCACCAAGGAGAAATAGGCTCTTGAGACTCATAGCTGAGAGTCTACAGCTTCCAACCGAAGAGGTGAGCTATGAAATAAAGCGCCAGACCGACGCCTTGAGTTATCGCGAAGCGCTTGGTCCAGCGCGCATCATCACGCGCCTCTTTATACCACTGCTCGAGACGGTCAACTCTGACTGTCATAGGCGGGTTATCCTTTCCATCACCTTCGTACATATCGCAGTACAGCTTCCCCACTCGCGGGTCACCACTCGGCATTGTCAAGCCCCCTCTAACTCTGCGTTTCACAGCTTGAGTGTAACGGCCCAGGTGATGTGCGCCGCCCCTTCATGAGATGCACTCGCCGATCGTCAGGGCCGGCTATTACTGCCGCAAGAGTGTGACGCCGGGTATCATCCCGGCGGCCATTTATTTGCAATACCAAAGAGCCGTCGATGGAAAATAGGCGCAGTGGTAAAGGGTGTTCGGAGTAGTGGTGAAACCCGCAAAAAAGCTTCCCGGCGAGGTTCCGGTAACAAAAACAACCGGAATATCTGTGATGAGATCAAACGTGGCGCCCGTACCGCCGCTTGACGGCTGAGCCGTGGCTGTTACGCCAGCAGGCAAAACGTTAGTTACCGTTCCAGTGGCCGCCGAAGTTAGATGAATAAGCTGCCGAAACCCAAGGCCCGACGAGATAGCCGATGAGTTGGAAGACGGAGACTCCTGAGGTGTGAAGTAGGGAGAGCCGGCGTAACTTGTAAACTCAGGGGCGTCGACAGGCGCGGCGTTGAAGCAACCGACATTGGACCCTGAGCCGGTGTACTGCGGTACCTGCCCTTCACCGCAGCTCCCCGCGTCTGTCAGGATATGCGACGGTACCGCAGCCGCAATCGCCGCGTGCACAAATCCCGTACTTGCGGCAGCTGAGCTGTTATCCCCTGGAGAGGCTGTGGTTGTGGTCAGACCCGAGGGGAAATTCACAGGACCGCTAGAACGCGAGGTGATGGAGTCGAGCTGAGAGTTACCGGCGATCACGCCGTTCGCAAAATACCCAGTTCCGATATTGCTGATGTGGAATACAAGATTAGTTCTTGCCGAGTCATAATAGGCATCGATCAAATCGGAGGACGCGGTCCCGGTAAGAGGAGCAACCGTGAACGTGCCAGTAAAATTGGGGTTGTTTAGAGGAGCGCAACCGCCTCCGACCGCGCCGGCCGCGTTTACGATGCAGATCGTATTGGTACCGATCCTGCCGGCGGTGGTGTTGACGTCGCCAAGCTGAACGCTGTTATTTGCCGTACCGACGGCATTTTCTCCAACTACAGTTTGATTGATCGGGTGGTCGGCCGAGAACGTTGCGCTGTCGCCGGCAATAAAAGAATGCTCGATCACGGTGATTGCGGGAGCGCCGGCAACGGTGTTAGATGCCGCTGTATTGCCCGCCACGAACGCGCTGTTTATTGCGCTCGTGACGAACTCCGCGCTGCTATTGCCAAAGCCTGAGATATAGCCGGTCACTGACGTGACATTCTGAAAGCTGTTATTTCCAAAAAGGGTAGGCGCCCCGCCGCTCGCCAGATACTGAGCGGCTACCGTTCCAAAAATCATTGAGCTTGAGTCCGTAAAATGCGATCCCGCAGCAAACCCAAAGCAGTTTGTTTGACTGCCCACGCCCGGGCATGTCTCCTCACCGAAAACGCTCATGCCTAGACTGCCGGAGGGCGCAATCAGTGACGCGTTTCCAAAGACGGTATTGAACTGGCCGTTTATAGCGGCGTGGTTATTACCCGTCCCGTTCATGATGAAGTTGCCCTGACCGCCCGCTGACATCTCAGATACAACGCCACCCGTATATAGCGGCAGGACGATAGAGGGGTTCGCGGTCACCGTAGCCAAAGCGGGCACATAAACCGCCGCAATTTTCCACTGACCAGGCGCTGTGGGGTGCGTCGAGCTGTCAGCGTAATCTGTCGCGCAGGTAAGAACGCCGGCAGGGTTCGCGTAAGTAACGTGTGTTATGCCGTCACCGAGCAGCTCGGCGGCCGCCGCAGCGGTCTGAGCTGCGTACGTGGCTGTGAGTGAGTTGGTAGGGCAAAGATCAGGTATCCCGCCTGCGAGAACATAGGGTCCGTCAGAGACAGGTACGCCCGAACCTGTTAGCCCCGCCGCCCACTCTATATCGATCTGCCCCGCTGATGTTCCCGTGATCGTGCAGGTATGAGCGCCTGAGGCGAGAAGTAGGATGCGCTGAAATTGTGCGCCCGTCGTCGAGGACAGAAAAGATTCGCCTCCCACGCCGGCGAAGGTTAGAGAAGCCGCGGCGCCGCCGTTGGTGCACGATAAAGAGGCTGTGGCTGTATTACCGTTAGAGCCCCCCACCGTGAGATAGAGAACCGACCCGGTGACTACGAAGGACGCGGCGCAACCTGTACCTGTGCAGGTCGCGCCCGGTGAGGATGTGATGACACTAGCTCCCCAGGTTCCGGTCTTAGTCATCGCCGCCGGGTAAATCTTATGAGCGGAGGTCAATGCCTCAAAGGCGAGCTGAGCCTCTATGTTTTTACGAAACATGGAAAGCTGGTTGGAATCAAGAGAGCCTCCCTGCTGGATGACGTTGTTTGTGCCTAGAGCATGGGAAATAAGCTGTGAGGGGTTCGGGGCAAAAGGTGTTGCATAAATGCCGGAGTCTTGCTGAAAACTGGTGCCGCCGACGTTGCCATGACCTCGCGGGTAAACACTGATCGCCTTGCCTATCCAGTAAGGAAAAGCGTTGAGCTGCGAAGGTGTGGCGAAGCCCTGATTGATAGAGTCACCAAAGGCGTCATAAAACGCGAGCGCGTAAATAGCGGTCGTAGCTGCCGAGCTGCATGCGCTAGAGATATAGACAGAAGTGGCCCAAACGTAACAAGCCGTGGGTAGTCCCTGATGCTCATCCCGAACGGCCGTGTTCGGGCAACCCCCTGTGACAGCGGTGATGCTATCCGTTCCCGTATAAGCGGGCGGAATATCCACCACCGCTCCCTTCCCGGTTGCACAGGCCGCCGTGACCGCGCTCTGAATCGTCGGGTACTTCTGCGGCGCCGTTCCCGTCAATGAACCTACGTAGAAGGTCGAGTTGAGCTGAGGCACGTTCGTCGCGCCCTGGTTGGTCTGAGCAAGAGAGAGAGCTGCGCAGGTCAGCCAGAGGGCTCCTGCGAGGATCTTGGACAAGGTCTTCATGGTGAGGATCTCCGGTTGAGGCTAAGAGTACTGCATGGGACCGACGGAATCGAGAGAGCCGTCGACGTCCGGGGCGAAGAGTTGAATGCTGACCGCGTTCGCCGCGTCGTTTATCTCGCCGGCATTGCGAACATTGGCGGGCCAAGTAAAGACTCTGCCCCCGGTGCCGTCCTGCACGACGCGGAATGCGACCAGGCCGGGTCCTGTGGCGCCGTTCGTGAAGGTCGAGGACGTAACGTTCCCGGTCAGCGTGATCTTGAACTGTGAGCCATTCTGCGCGTTGAAGACGGGGGTCGCGCTAAACGCCACGATCGAGATGCCTTGGCTGGGCAGCAGGCCGGGCGGTATCTTGCCTGCGCCGTTGAGCTGAGGAATCCCGTTGGGCTGATTGAAGAGCGCGCTAGTGAGGAAGGTGCCGTCGAGGCCCGCGAACGCGCCGGCCGTCACCGTACCCCCGATCGTCACGTCGCCTGCGACCGTCAGAGCCGGAAGCGCCCGGCCTCCGGAGAGAAACGCGTCAAGCTGCGCGAAGTCGTAATTGAGCGGAACGCCCCAGTTGTTTGAGCCGATGGGCGGTAACTGAAGGCCGAGGTTTGGTGTGACGGACATGGGTATGACCTCTTGAAAATGATTATCGGCTATCCGAAATAAATCTCGACGATGACCGTCAGCGCGCCGGTGTCGACGTTGACTTGGTAAAACTCACCCGGCAGGACCTCAAAACTCATCGCGTCACTGGAGAGGCCTGTGCTGGCTGAGCTTTTTACCACTGTGGCCGTTGGCGGATTCACCGACCCCACTAAGGCCGTCTGAGTACCGCCGCCACCGCCGCTCTGGTGAGTCGTAAAAACGGTGAGGGGATAACCCGTAAGGTTCTGCTGAATAGAGCCCGCGGCCCATGACGGGAAACGCCGTTTTTTGAGCAGCGCCACAAAGCTAGTGCCGTTGCCGAGCAGGAAGGATCCCTGAGGCGCGCCGCCGGCCAGAGTGATAGAGCCCACCGATAAAATCAGGGTAGTGAAGACACCGTTATTACTCACCATCGGGCCGGCGGCGCGCAGCTGGCCGCCGATATCAGCGCGGAATAGCTGCAGACTTACAGAGCCCGCGGCCGGGTCAGGCTGAGAACCGCCGGTGGTACCGGCAGGGTAGCTCACTGTGCGGCCGCCTACGCCGTCCTGCACGAAGTAGAAGGCGACAAACTGACCGGGAGTTATACCTGTTGCGGTGGAGCTGGTGATGTTCCCGCTCAGGGTCATCTGGTACCCGGAAGCCGTCGCAAAATTGAAGTTAGGCGTGGGCGAGTAGCCGACGGCCGCGATCAGAGCTTCCTGGTCCGCCTCGGTGAGAATGTTCGCGAGTACGGCCTGCAGGACATTGATGTCGCTATCACTGACGTTGTACCCCTTCGCCGCCATCATGGCGCCGAAGGCGGCGATGAACGTCGTCACCTGATAAAAGAGCTTGTTTGCTAGAAGCGACGGCAGGGGTGACTCATCGACGGCCCCGCCGGTGCGCTGAGAGTCAGCGAGGTACTGAGGGTCTGTCTCCTGATTGACGCCGCCGTTATTCCACTGCAGAAAGTTTGACCCTGCCACGCTCTACCTCCTAAGACCACTTACCCACATCGAAGCCAGCGATGTAGGGGCCGTTGCTTGTGCTGAAACCGAAGACCGGAAGATCGCTGAAGACGTAAGTGTACTGAACGCCCTCAGGCCGAGGGACGATGTACCCGTTCGCGATGAGATCCTTCACGATCGATGTAAAGCTGCCAGAGCTGAGGATCGTCGCGCTCATGTTCTGGTTATCAATGATGGCGATGCGGCCGCCGGGGAAGAGCTGAGCCCAAAGCGGGTAGAGCTGAGACGGTAGACCGTTCCACTGGTTATTCACAATCGTCGCTATCAGCAGCAGACGGTAGGTGGTGTCGTCGAGCACCGGGCTCACGCCTCCGGTCGGCTGAAACCCTACCGTTCGGCCCTGCCCTATGATGGCGCCGGCCGTGTCGAGCTGGACGCCGGCGGCGTTTTCCAAATCGAAGGAGTTGGTGATCTGAGCAATGCAGCCTGACGCGTCATCCATCACCTGAAGCTCTGCCTGCAACCAGGCGTTGAGGTTCGGGGCCAGACGATATTCCGAAGTCAGCAACCCGAGGTAGTACGAGAGAGGCAGCGGAGCGATAGGGCCCACGTCAGCGAGGCCATATCGCCCCGAGCCGTAGCCGCTTTGATTGAAAAGAGGCATGCGCTAGGCCTCCGTGACGAGGACATAGGCCGCGGTTCCGCGCGCGACCTGCGTCTGCGTGATGGCGATGTTTGCCGCGCCGCTCGGGCCGGGAGCGGTGCCCGTCGTGTAAGACGTGATCGAGAACTGAGGAAGCAGCAGCGACGGCATGACGCTCTGAGCGATAGCGGAGATCGAGGAGTATGTCACGGTCTCGCCGATCTGCAGGCTGTTGAGATAGAGCGCGACCGCGGTCTGTATAGCGGCAATCACCGCGCTTGTGTACCCCTGCAGGCCGTGTATCTGCATCGTGACATAGATGTCGACATAGGTTGGCCGGGTGAAACCTATCGAGCTGACCACGCCGCTTGTAGGGTCTGTGACGTCCACGCGTGTCGTGCCGTTTGTATAGGGCCCAATACCCCGGTTGAGCGCGATCGCGGTCGCGACATCAAGATCCGTTCCGCCCTCCACAACCATGCTGATCGAATGAGCCGGGTTACCCCACTCGTCGACGGCGCCGGAGAAATTCTCGATCGATGACCCTGTGTCCGCAACGCTCTGCTGGCCGCGGTTGTAGCGCGTGACGCCGGCCGTCTTCGCGATCGCGCCCAGAGTACCCGCGAGACGCGTCTCTGAGGGCAGGGCGACCGAGATAGACTGGCGCGCCCTGAGCTGTGAGTCAGTCTCTACCGGAAGGCCGGGGCTCGCCGGTGATGGGTTCGTGATCCCGGTCCAGCCAGCAGTGAGCCCCCCGCTCCTCGTGTTGATGGCGCCGGTTATCGCCGTAATGGCGCCGAGGGTCTGACACGTCAGCGGCACAACCACGGAGCCGCTGTTCGGAATGGTGACCGGCGTGGGAAGAGCCCATACGTTGCCCGCTGTATCGGTAGCCAGGCCTCCGGTGATCACGGTACCCGCTACGCCGCTCACAAGGCCCGGCGCGGTGCTGTAGGTGGCTGCCTTGCGGGCGATGCCGTTGAGCTTGACGATGGAGTCAAGGTCGGAGCCCACGGCCGTCAGCGGGGAGCGGGCGTTACAGGCCAACTGGCAGGCCTGCATAACGTCCGAGTCCATGAGCGAAAGGATGCTTAGCTCCTGATACTTCGGCGTCTCGGTGCCAAGGTACACTGCCTGAGGGTAGATCGCCTGATACTGCGAGATTCTGTACGCGAGGATGTCAGCGTAGGAGGGGATGACGAGGCCCGCGACGGGGTCGATGTACGGTGCCTGATAGCTCATGAAGGGCTCACTGACGCGCTAGATCCGGGTGCGTTGGTCACTGTGAGAGTACCAAAAACTGTAAGTACGACCGCCGTGAACGTCGAGCCTCTACCGCTCGTGTTGGTTTGGAAGGTGAAGCTGAGAATTTGTATCACCCACGGCGTAAAGGAAGTGATTTGAGCCTGCGTCACGAGCGCCGCGGCCTCCTGATCAGCGGGCGCGGCCGACGCGTTGATCACCTTCTGGAAGAGCGGGTACCCCAGCGATAAATCCTCCCACCACTCCCCCTGCAGAAAGCGCAGGCGCTGGCCAAGGATTTGAGCGCAGGCGTCAAGGTCAGTGAGGAATACCGGGCCGGTCGGGCCCTCTATCGGGTCATTGTTCGCGTCTAGCTGCTGCACCATGAGCTGAGCCATCTAGTCTCCCTGTACAGCCATTGTGACAGCGTTCGTAGGTGGCGCCGGCGTTCCCGGCGGCAGGGTGATGTGAGGCAGGACGTACGTAGTGAACCAATCGAACCACGCCTTCGTGACGAGCCCCTGTGCTGAGCCGCCTGACGGCCCCAACGCGATCGCGGCGCTTACGATACTCACCTGAGCCGCGGTGAGCGTCAGCACACCCTGGGCGACGTCTATTACCGTCAGCCCGTCATCGGTTCGGAGCTGCATACTTGCCGTCGAGTAATTCTCGAGCACCCGCGGCTGCGACCTCATGCCGAAGTGAGCCTTAGCGTCACCGATGTCATGCCGAAACTTCACGCCGTCCGGTTGATTCTGTACACCGCCGCTCTGCCACCACTCGTCGAAGGCCATGTCATTGAAGACCAGGTCGCATTCATCCCCGGGGGCGATGGGCAGAGTGAGGCTCATGCCGCCGGCCATGGGGAGGACGATAGGAACGTCGTCAAGGATAGGAAGCGTCTCCACCGTCGGCACAGCGTTATTCAGCATGACCTCGCGCACGGAGGGCTGTACGCTGACAACCTGCCGAACGGGGTCAAAGCTAACGACGATCGCGGTCATGCTGACGCGCAGCTTGTACCCGAACTGCTTCAGCGCCCGCTTCATGGGCTCCTGAGGGAGAGCCAGCCGGTGGGCTATAGGAATCATCGCGGGGATCTCCGATCGAGGGACAGCGTTGGGTCAGCAGCGTCGGCCGCCAGAGCCAGCTTACCGCCTACGCTCGTACACGCGATGATCGACGTATACCAGTCAGCGCCCCGGCTATCGCCCACGTGGTTGACGCCCATGACGATGTACAGCCCGTCCTTATCGAGGATTGACGGGTACGACCCCGGGTAGCGTGGGAGCTGCCTGATCACGGCGTTATCGATCTTGATTTGTATCGGGATGCGCAGCACCTGCAGCCGCGGGTCTAAAGCGACCTTCAGGCTCACGCCGTCCTCGGTCTGCTGCGGCGTTCCGAGTATGCCCGTCGTCGGGGAGTACGTGATGGTCGCTATGGGTGAGTCGGCCTCGACGTTGCCGATATTGAGCCCATCAAAACCCACCCAGCTCTGCATATTGTTCGCGGCCGCTACCTCGTCGAAGAACTCGTTAGGGTCACCGAAGAACGGCCTTGCTCGCGGTAGCTGCGTTGCGCTGAGCGCGCTTGACGCGATCGAGTCCACCGGAATCGTGTTGTAGGCGCCGGCGGCCATCTTCGCCACAAGGGCGGCCTGCGTCGAGAAGGCGTTACCTCGGAACGACGCGAAGTTGCCAAGCGTCTCCTTGAGGCCGGTGTAGCAGAGAAGCGTGAGCTTGAAGTCGACGACCTCTTCCTGCTCCCACATCGGCTGATAAATCTGCCCTTTGAAGATCACACCGTACGGCTGGGTCTGAAAGCCCGCCTTCAGGGTGACGCTCATCCCCTGCGTCAACACGGCCTGAGCGGTGGCGGCGTTCATGTTGTAAATCGAAATCTTCGCAAACCACAGAGCCTTGTACGCGGGCATGTCGACATCGAAGGTGATGCGCAGCGTTTCGGGGTCCCATGAGCTGGAGGAGACGACGATAGACTTCCCGTTGCCGTCGCCGTCCGGGCTCAGGTCTATGGTCAACTCCCACGCGTAGCCGAACTGCGGAATGATGGATTTGCTCATGGGGAGATTATCCACCAGGGCATAACAAAGCCCTCAGGAGCTGGCGACCGTGACTCCCTTGCGGGAGGGGCCGTGCTTATCTGAGGGCTTAGCAGCGCTTGGGGTCGGAGTGTTACCTGCGCCTATCCGCTCCTGAATTATAACGCCGTCGCGTCTCACAGTATCACTTGCTCATGGGGGAGATCATGGCGCGAGGGAGCGCAGATAGATCGAGCGCGCGTCAAGGAGCCGGTCCCGCGCGCCGTTGAGAGCGAAGATGACCGCGCCGACACGCTCACTATTGGTAAGACCGTAAGCAGGCCACAGCGCGTCGGTAGACGCCTCCACGTAAGTCAGGGCAGCGGCGAACCTCTGCAGCTGGGGGTTGGTGTAGGGAATACGCATCAGAGGGCTCCTCAGGCTGCCGTGTCATCCCACAGCAGCACGAAATCCGTTCCGAGGCTCGAGGCGTCGGGATAATCAGCGGCCACCTGGCCGGCGTTGATGATGTAGGCGCTGCCAATCCTGAGGTACCCGTACTGAGCGAGGAGGTTCGCCGCGGGCCAGTCACCTGTGATCATGGGAATGCTCGACAGGATGAGGTTTCCACCGGTGTCGAGGATCGTCATGAGCCAGTACTGCGCCATCTCAGAGAAGCCGATCTCGAGCTGTAGACGCAGAATGTTTCCGTCAACAGTTAGAGCCACGCTGAGGCTTTGATTCGGCGAGTTATTGAGCGGTATGATCTGCGCCACTACAGCACCCCGCTCAGAGCCGAGCCAATCAGCGTTCCGAGGCCTGCGGTGTTATTGCTCGACCAGTTACCGGCGCCCTGTACGGTTCCCGTCTGCTGCTGAAGGATGGAGGACGTGGGCGCGCCCGTTGCGGCTGAAGGCAGGCCGTTCTGACTCACGACGCCCTGCGTGGGCTGCGTGACCTGCGTAGTACCGAGCGCGGTGTCGCCTGTAGTCTGCGGCCGGGCGCTGTATGTGACCGTCGCCACCTGGCCGACGAAGATCTGCTCAAACTCTACCCGGGCCTTGAAGGCATAGCGCGTGGCGTTGCTCTCATCCGGGAGGATGTCGACCAGCACCATGTTCGTATACGTCTTCAGGCGCGTGGTCAGGGTCACAGGTACGCGCGCGGCGCGCAGCGCATCGAGCACCATGAAGCAGCTGATGCTCTTCGACGTATTGCCTACCCACTGACCCTCAGCAAACGCCGGGAGGACGTCGGTCATGTACACGTCGAGCGTGACGTTGGCGGGGTCGAGGAGGATGTGATTGGTGAGGTTCGCCCCGGTCTGAATAGGGTTGCGCGTCGGGCGCGCCCGCTGGCTATGGCTCGAGCGCATCACGCCGTCAAAGACAAGGTTCTTAGCCTGAGCGGTAGGCGGTGGGGGCTTCACGTTCACCGACATCGTGAAGTTAGCCACAGCGCCGTCAGCCGCGCCCTGATCCGACGGAGCGCCGTTGTCTGTGATCCCTGTAGAGGTTGCCGGCGTGTTCACGTACGGCGGCGGGATGGTGATCATGTAGAGGGCGGGCTCGGCCCACTGAGGCGGCCGGAAGTGACCGGCAGGCGCGCTGGTCAGATTACCCTGAGACGCGAAGACCCTCACGGCTCCCATGCCCGCAAGCTCTGCTGCCGGCAGCAACGGTATTGTGGTCAATCCACCCATGTCTACTGATACGCTCCACCTGATTCTGCCATGAGTCGGCGATCGCGCTCTGCAAGACTCGATTTCACGCCGGCCGTCACGGCGCTCTGAATCTGCTGAGGCGAGGCGTTGGGCTGCGTGATGGGGATATTGATCGTTCCGATCGAGATACCCGCGGCCGCTTCAACCTTCCTTACATAATCGCGCGTCTCCTGAGGGATGACACCGCGGGGGTTGCGCCGGGTCATGATGCCGTGCCCGGTCTTGAGGTAGCTGTCCACGTTCCCCTCACCCCAGTTGTACGCCGCGATCGCATTGTCGGGATTGCCGCCGTACTTGCTGAGCAGGCGGTTGATTTCCTTCGTCCCTATGGCAACGTTCTGCTTTGGGTCGCGGGGGTCCATGTGATAACGGTCAGCGGTCGACTGTAGCACCTGCATGAGCCCCATAGCGCCCGCCGAGCTGGTGAGAGTGTTGCCGTTCGCATCGTTCTGCCGGCCGTCGCTCTCGGTCTTGATGATGGCGCGAATGAGGTCAGCCGGCGCGACACCGTCGTACGCGCTGACCCCGGGCGACCCAGCCCCGCCGGCCGAATAGCGCTTGTACTCCTCGACACCTGTAACCACAGCGCCTGTGCCGCCGCCAAGCCAGGCGCCTATCTCAGAGCCAGTAGCGCCACCCGCCGCAGCGCCCGCCAGCATCGCCGCCGGGCCGCCTGGAATGCCCGCCACGCCGCCAACGATAGCGCCGATCGCCCCGCCGGCTGACCCGCCGCCAAGGATGCCGCCGAGGAGCGGGCCAAAGCGTACGAGGAACTCCTCGATCCGGACCATGTAATGAACGACGACAGCCATCCAGTGAGCTACCTTGCCCACGGCCTCAGCGAACTTATGGAAGTCAAACGTTGCGCCCTCTATCGAGTTATCCCCGCTCAGAACGCCGACCAGGTTCGTGAACTCAAGACCTACGTCAGCGCCGAGCTGACCGAGGTCCTTCATGATGCCCCAAAAATCGCGCAGGATGGGCATGATGTCAGTCGATAGCTCGTCGCTCCACATCGGCATATTCTTCAGCACGAAATCATTGAGCTGAGAAAGCGCCTTGAGGAGATCACCGTCACCGAAGCCGAGCTTCTTCAGCAGGTCAGAGGCGAACTTCATGCCGAAGTACTCACCCTTTACCTCGAGACGCTGCAGCTGAAACCAGACGTCGCGTACGTCCTCCATCTGCTTTTCATACTGAGGCCCGATCATGGCGCTCAACTCACGCTGGTCCTGAATGAGCGTGACGAAGCGCTGGTGTAGCTCCCGGTCCCACGCCACATCCTCGAGGCTCACGCCGAGGGTGTTGAGCGCGGTCTGCACCGACCGCGCCTGCTGGATGGTCATGAAGGAGCGCTGAGCGAACAGACGCATCTGCTGATCGCCCATCGCGAGCTTGTCGATAAAGCCGATGACGCCGAAGCCGGCGGCGGTGAAGGCCGTCGTAACGCCTATCTGGAACTTGAGGAAGTCAGCGACCGCTCCGCTGGTCGTAGCGGTGACGCTCTGCCCGGCTGTCTTCAGCGCGCCCTGGAACTTGACGAGCTGAGGCTGATTCGCTTCGAAGCCCAACGCTACGAGATAGGATTCGATGACCTCAGCACTCATGCCCGCCCCTTGTTGGCCTCACGCCACGCTTCCAGACTATCCTCAGACGCCGCCTTCCAATCGAGAAACTCGTGAGCGTCGAGCAGGTCGCGGAAAGAAAACGTGCCGTCGATTGCTTCTCGGTGAGTCCAGAGCCCGGCGGCTACAGGCCGGTACAGAAACCCGTCGAGCGTTGGAAGCTCTACAGGCTCTGGACCGCCGGTGTCGTCTGATCGCTCGACCCGGCGCCGGTGAAAAAAGGCGCAATATTGAACGCGATCGCCTCGGTGGTCAGCTCAAGGCACGTCGGGCCGTCCGTCTTCAGCTCAGGGCGTAGCCAGACGCCGGTCTCCGTCATGATGGCGACGGCTACCTCCTGACCCGCGAGGATCTCGTATTTCGCGCAGACCGCCATGCAGAGCGCGGTGACCTCTTTGAGCTGAGCACGATCGAGCTGCTCTACGAGGAAGGTGGCCGTCATCCTGAAACCCTGCTCAGGGGTCATCTGCGCGGCCAGCTCGGCCGCCGTGGGCTTCTGCTGAGCGTCAGGGGCTGTGCCGTCATTGACGGGCTGTACGACGGCCTGAGGGGGCGCCGGGGACTGTGAGGCAGCGATAGCCTCGGCAATACGGCGCTCTCTGAGCTTCGTGCTGAGGGTGAGCCGTATCCAGCTACCGTCAGCCGCATCGAGGAGCCCGATGCGGTACCGGGCTCCTCGGACTGTGACATCGTGAAATTGATTCTGCATCGGGGGCTCCTGTAGGACCTAGCGGTAACACCGCCGATATGGTTCTACAGGTTGACGACGTTTGCGGCAAGGAATGTCCAGGTGATCAGGCCGCCGCGGCCGGCGTACGTCTTCGGGGGGATCTTCGAGAAGCTCACGCCCGTCAGGATGTGCTGGCTTCCGTCAGTCACGTTGCGAAGCTGTACCGCGCTCGAGGCCCAGTTACTCACGTCATGCGCGTTCGCTGCCGTTTTGTGGAGATTGAACGCGCCGAGGAAGTACTTGTGCAGCGCTGAGGTCTGCTGACACTCGACGGTGAAGGTGCCTGACTCGCCCGCGATGTACGTGACCATCACCGCGCCGTCAGAGGCTGTGTCCTGCTCTGAGCGCGCCGTGGTCATATCTATCACGAACTGACCGGCGCCGACGTTGCCGCCGGCTAGAACGAAGGGGCCCGCGAGAAGAGAGACGAACGCTCCCACGGTGTCCTTGAAGGAATAGACCGTGGTACCTGAGCCAAGACCGAGAACTGCTGTTGCCATCACTCACCTCGTTTACTGCTGGACGTTGATACCGATGACGAAGCTCTGCTGAGAGCCCGCAAGGATGACCGCGATGTATACCGGCATGCCCTTGCGCGCCTGACGGTCAGCCGGGCTCTGCGTCGAGAACGGCGCGCTGAGAACGGTGTACCCGTTGGGTAGCGATGTGCCGGGCGTGAGACCGAGGATCGTCGGCCCGGTCCAGGTACCGCCTGCAAGGAAGCCGCGCGAAGCCGAACGTGCGCACGCTCCGGAGGCCGCGTTGATGACCAGCGTCTGGCCGCCGTCTGTCTGCGGGATGGAGGGCAGCGTAGCGAGAAGGTTGGCGATGCTTATCTGACCGTCGGCCGCGAGCATGTCGAGCCCGAGGATCTGATCAAACCAAGTGCCGTTGCCGTTGACACCCTGCTCGTACAGCGAATAGGAATTGGCGAAGTTGCCGTACACGTTGCCGTTATTGCCGGTCGTACCCTCGATGGGAATGCCGGCGAAGACACGAATCTGGTTGGTGGTCAGAGGCTCAGTGACGATGCCTGAGAGTGTCTTACCGGCCAGCGTGAAATTACTGTTGGCGAGGCCGGTATTGAGGCCCATAGCCACGCCCTGGACAGCGGCCGCAATGTAGACGTTCGACGGGGCAGCGCCGCCCTGAGTCGTCGAGTAGGCGCCGTGGCCGCGGCTATAGTTGGCGGCCTTGATGAGCGAGAAGATATTTCCGGTTGCGCCGCTGAGAGCCGTCGCGCTCTGCGTTCCGTAAACGTATTGCATCGCCGGGCTGGCGCTCTGCGCGAATGCGGTGCAGGCGAAGTGATCGGCGTCGTCGACGGTGGGTGAAACGATAGACGCGCAATACCAGGCGGGCTGAGCAAGGCGGCAGGCCGTGAGCGCCTGAAGAGGCGTTTCGCCGATCGCTGTAATGCTGACGGTTGCGCCAGCGCCTGTGCCCCCTGTTGTGGGCAAGCCGGCCGCTACCGAGTAACCGTGACCCTGCGAGCCCGAAATGAGCTGCAGGCCGGTGATGATGCCGTTTGCGCCCGTCGCCGTCACCTTGAACTGACCGAGCTGAGCGCCGGCCTGTACGACCGTGATAACGTCGCCGACGACATAGCCATCGCCGTCAGCGTCGATGACGCCGGCGGCGATGGCGGTCGGGTCCTGACAGCCTACCCAAACGAACGCGGCGGGCGCGTACTGAGAGTCGACGCCGAAATAGAGGGAGACGGCGAGTACCTCAGGGTCGGTCGGCTCGAAGCCGTCCGCTGTCATCTCCGCGAGAAACGAACCCTGAGCGTACTGGCGAATGCGTGAGTTTACGCCTACGGAAGGGATGCGGCCGCTATTGCCGATGAAGAGCCCCTGGTTGAACGTCGGCACGGTCACGCCGGCAGACTGCGTCGTCACATTGACGGTGCAGAGCAGAGAAAGGGGGAGGGGTGTCGTCGACATGGTGTTAGCTCTCCTGAGATCCGTACGGCCCTAAGCTGTAAGCCCCGCCGCCATACACCGGAGGCGGGTCTAAATCCACGGTCTGATCGTTTGCGATGAGCCCGGTTGCATCTTGAATCAATACTTGCACACTCGCCATCGACGGCAGCGCGATCGTCTCTGTGACCTGCTCATACAGCTCAAAGGAGAGGACGTACCGCTCCCACCACTGATTGGCGAACAGGTCCGGGGCCCGGGTAGGCTCGGCCAGAGTTGGAAGCGGATAAAGATTCGACGCTGCCAGCGTACCACGCAGAAAGTCCATGAACAGGCATGACCACACCTGACGCGATCGAGCTGAGGCGTTCGGCCCCCAAAAATCCATTGTCACGGTCCATGAGCGCGAGTACGACGTCGTTTGCAGAAACGTCTCATTGCTGTCTACGCTCATCGCCGTCTCATGAGCCCCGTAGCTTCCCGGCCGGCTGATACACCGAACAAAGGCCACATCCTCCGTGCGATCGAAGGCAGGCTGACCGGGGGGCGGGAAATCTATGCGCACCAGGCTATAGCCGGGGTCAACCTGATTATTTGGGTCGACGCTCACACCCAGCGCCTGCAGCATGAGGGCCTGAAAGATAATCTGCATCGCCTCGGCCGTGAGGGCCGAGCTGGTGAGGGTGCCGACGTTCGGGATGGTAAAGCTAGTCATCCTCGTACTCCGGAAGATCTACCGTCTGACCGCGCAGCGCGTGAAACGAATCCTCGAGAAACCATATACGGCCATCCGTAACAAAGGAGTGACACCGGCTCTTTGGGTCATCCTTGAACACTACCAATGAGGGCGTAAAGGTGGGTGAGGTCATAGAGCCGTTCCAGTTCCATAGGGGGCCGGCCGGAATGCGCCGCTGAGGCGCGACGTGTAAAGGGTGATCGTATCCACACCCGGGGCAGTGGAATACGAGAAGACCCTCCGCGATTTTATGAAGCTTGCTCATGCGCCACGCTGCCTCGATGCGATCGCTTTCCAGAAGCCGAAGTCGCCCCACGGTGTGGTGATGACTACCTTGTACACCTGACCGCGCCAGTAAAACGTATCACTGAGCCCGTCACCGCTCTCGGGCCCCGAACCGTCTACATAGGTCTTGTAGAGTTGCACCGTCGAGATGAAACTCATCATGCCGGTGACGCGATCACCTTCCTCGACCTGCTCGAGGTCCTCATCGCTTGCGGGCTGCAGGATGCCGTACACGCTCAAGGTCGACGTCGCCGTGACGATGAAGCCGCCGCGACCGAAGGCGCCGGCCTGACGGGTGACGGGTATCGTCTGCGCGAACTCCCAGGCGGTTGCAACGTCGGTCATATCGATCATTCGAAGTCTCCCGCCTCATCGTACGCGTTGCCCATCGCGGGCTCCTCGGCAGGCGCCGGAACATTGGTTTCACCGTCCTCTACGACGTAAGTGATGGCGCGCCGCAGTTCGCCTGTATCGATGTTGCGCGTATCGATCTCGTCATAGTTGCCGGCGTTGAGGGCGACCAGGGCGGCGCGCTTCCGCTTGCCTGTGAGTTTGCCGAGCTTGCGGAGGATGGTGGCGCGTTTGTTCGGGGGCCAGCCGTTGCGCGGGTCTGTAAACCACCGCTTCGCGGCGTTCGACCCCAGCAGGCCTGCGCGCTGTAGCATCTTGATTGCGAGAGAGTGATTGCCCGCCAGCTCTGCCTGAGCGGCCGCCTTCAGAGCGCCGGTGATGTTCCGCTGGTTGTCGGGGGCTTTGATGGCTGGCTCGATGATGGGCGTGGCTGGCAGACCCCTGACCTGTGATCCGTTCGTGAGGATAAACATTAGCTCCGCGTTGCCGATGGTCTGCTTCGCTGAGGCATGCGCGAGAGACATCGCCTTCTTACTCGTCTCACTCTTTTTCGTGAGTGGTAGATTCGCCGCCTGGTCCAGCAGGTTACCAGCGCGGTTGTCCTCATCTGAGGGGATGCCCACAAGGACCCGCTCTCCGGAGAGGAGCTTGAGGCCAGCCGATAGGCGCTTCAGCCCTGGGCCCGTCTTCGTGAGCTGCACGGTGGGGTGCATACGGTGACCTTAGTACAGAAGCATCGGACCAGCGCCAGCCCCGGCCGCCAGCGTAGCGAAGAGCTGACCGTACCGAGTGAGGTTGAACGCTCCCCAATCCTCGAGCCCCTGTATGGGCTGATACGAGGCGCTAAGTCCGTCGGCCGACTTGCTGACCATGATGCCCGAGGCGAGGCCGCTGGTGGCCGCTATGGTGGCGTTGGTGCTTGCGAGGGGGTTAGCCTCACCCTGCAGCCATAGCGTGGCGTAATGGGCGATGAAGAGCCCCATAGCGTTCTCCCAGCCCTCGACCCAGCGCGCCTGAATAATTGAGGAGGTTGCGAGGTAGATGTACGCGTTGAGTACCGGCAGAGGGATCAGCGGCGCCGTATACGCACTCAGGGAGGCCGCCGTGGCTGTAGCGGTAGCTGGAAGGCTCAGGACAGCCGCCGTGCCAGCCACAGAGGCGAACGTTGTACCGCTCTGCAGGGGGTCGCCGTTCACAAGCTGACCCTTCGCGAGGCCAGTGACGGCGGCCGAGAGAGTGACGGCATTAGACTCTGACGTCGTAGCGGCGGTGACGGCGGTAGCGGGTCCTAGGAACTTGGGGTACAGGGCGAGGAAGTCAGCCGCGCTATACGGGGGGTTGGTGCCTATGACAATGTTCGAGGCGCCGGAAAACATGGGGAGGAGCGCAAGAGAGTCTTGCGGCCATCCCCATGCCTGGTTGATCCACTGCTGGTAATCCGGCTGATACATGGTTAGGAACGGCTTGTCTGGCCGTCACCTGACTTCGCGGCGCCGGTCTTGGAGGCAGATGAGTCGGTAGGAGCAGGCGCCTTACCCGCAGCCTTCGCCGCAGCCGCCGTAGCATCTTCGGTTGCGCCCTTGGCTATGTCGGCCGCCTGACCGTCATTCCCGGTTGCCCCGTCCTTCTTCGCCTGGTCGATCGAGGCGACCGACTTGCCCGCATCCTTCGCGGCGCGATCATATGCCTCAGCCGGACCGGCGCGGCGGTCATACTCCTTCAGCAGAGCCTCATCGGGTAGGAGAGCGAGCTGCTCGTCTGTGGGCGCGCTGAAGGCCTTCTTTACGGCGGCGGCTTCGACGACACCGCGCGGGCTGCCCTCGATCGTACCTCCGGTGCCGACGCTGAGCCCAACGTTGCCACGGCGGCGCGCCTCGGCGTACAGAGCTTCATCGCTCACCAGCTGCAGCTGCTCAGACGTGGGGGCATTGTCGCCCAGGTTGACCTCGATCACGCTGCCGTCCTTCTTTGCCAGCGCGTACAGCTCGGTCTTGGTCACCCAATCGGGAAACTCTACCGGAAGGGGGTCAGGGGTTGACTTGTGCGATTCGGCGGGGTTGGAGTCGTTCTCGAACTTCAGGGTTGACTTGAAAATTGCGGTTGCCATGTGGGTGGGGCTCCTGTGTCTACAAGATAGAACAAGGGCCGGGCTGTTGAGCGCCGGCCCTTGGTTTTGTTCGATGCTGAATGAGGCTTACGAGGTCGCTACGCCGGCGCCGTCGAGGTACGTCGCCGTCTGAGAGCGAAGCCACTGGACCTGACCGATGTTGCCGTTCCAGAGCGTCTCGTACGCTCCGCCGTCTTTCACGCTCGGTACCGTCATGGCGGGAGCCATCGGGGCCGGAACGTGGAGCAGGACGTTGTCCTCATCGTTGCGGTAGGCGACCATGCGAACCGTTCCGCCGGTACCGGCCGTGAGCAGCCATGGGTTGCTGAGCGGCAGGATCTTGAGGTCGACGCCGTTCTTGCGCGCGATGTTGTTATTCATCACGTACTCCATGATGGAGTTGAAGCCGCCGATGCCGCCCAGCACGTAAGGCTGCGTGAGCAGGTTGTACGTGTCCCAATCCATGAGGATCGTGTCGGGCAGGCCCTCGAGCGAGTACCCCGATGCCTTCACGCCGCCGAGCAGCAGGGTGTTGATGTCGGCCTGAATCTGCTGAGGGGTCTTGGCTGACCAGAGACGCGAGGCGCCGGTGCCGTTGGCGGGGGAGAGGATCGCCGTGACATCCGGGTTATTGACGAGGCCGGGGGTGCCAAGCCAGCCGGTGTACGTCACCTTGTCGAGCGCCTTGTTCCATACGAGGTTGCAACCCGTACGGATGAGCTTCTCCATGCTGAAAGGAGCGGGCTGACCGGAGGCCGCAGCGGCCGCCAGCTTCTTCATGTCGAGGTCGGTGATGATCGACGACGCCGACCAGATGAAGGCCTTCCAGGTGCCCTTCTCAACGCTGACCTGAATCTGAGGTATGCCGGTATTCGACGTTCCCTGCAGACCGTACTGATTGGACCCGGTCGAGCCATAGTCAGCGGCCCATGCGCTCATGTACTCGATGAAGCCGCCGCCGAAGGTGACAGTGATGTCGCGATCGTGGGTGACAGAGCTGAGGGGCTCGATCAGCTTCGGGCGTACAAGCTCGAGCTGAGCCGAGACGAACGCCATGCCGTTACCGCCGATGGAGTCCATCGCCGCAGCGGCCGCCAGAGCGCGCATCTCGCGCGCATCCATTGCGACCGCGCCGGGGCGCTGGTGGATGTACCGACCCTGAGGATTGAGAGGACGCCGCATAACTGTGTACCTTCCTTGTTTCGCTGAGCCTACGCCGAGCGTGGAGTAACTTCGTTTGCCTTAGGCAGCTACGCGCTGCTTCAGGACGATTTCTGCAACACCGTTGACGTCGACCACGCCGGTACGCCATACAACGCCGACCGTGCTTAGGTTGACCGTGTTCGCGCCGTCAGCAGCGCCTTCGAAGCCGCCAACCACACCAGCCGGGAATGCGCCGTTGAGAGCGATGCGAAGGTAGACGTTGCCGCCGGCGACGCAGGAGCCCGCGCCTACCAAGCAGGCAACCGTCACGCCGTCGCACATTTCGACTACCTCGGCGATGTTGCCCGGCAGATAGCTTCCGATGACGTTCGCGCCGGGGGTGTAAGGGAAGCTGCCGGTGGTAGTGACCTCACGGTTGAAGACGCCGGCGAACAGAGCCGCAGTCATCGTGCCGCCTCCGGCGATGAAGTCACGTACGCTCTGCCACGTACCGCCAACCGCATCGGGTACCAAGACAGCCGAGTCACCGAAGAAGGCCTGCGTCGGTGTGGTGGCGAGGATCTGACGGGGGGCGATCGAGCGCAGACCCGAGCGCGACACCTGACCGAGGAAGCCGTTGTTTACGCCGATGACCGGAATTACTTTGCCGAAGGAAGCCATGATTTTTACCTTTCGCTGTACTGCAATGTCTCACAAACGCTGAGGGGCAGAGCCCGGGTTACTTGTAGGCGTTCCGCTTCGCTGTCTTGGCCAGGGCGTAAGCCGCGGTCTGCTTCGTCGAAAGCGAGTCCTCAGGGGTGCCGGCGTCAGCAGCTACAGCGGCCGCCGCGCGGGCGAATCCGTCATAACCGGCGCCCTGAGCGCGAACACCGCGAACGCCGCGGCCACTCTCACGGCCTCGTGCCTCGTGATAGGCCGAGTCAAAAGCGGCGCGTACGGCCTTATCCTTGGTGCGGGCAATCACCGGGCGAAGGCGCTTGAGCACGTCCATACCATCCATGCCCGACCTACCCTTGCCGTCCTTGGCGCGCTTGCCCTTGCCATCAAGGCCGGGGGCGGCTGGCTTCGCGCGATCGCCTACCGGGATAACCTCACCCGAGCCTTCGCCGGCGTCCTCGGCCTCACCCTCATCTTCGTCCTCGTCTTCCGAGTCATCCTCGTCAGCGGCTTCGCGCTCGTGATCTTCACCGTCTTCAGCCTCGCGCGCCTCGTCGCCGTCGGTGGCCTCACCACCAAGCAACGCCTGAAGCTCTTCGCGGGCCTCTTCACGCGCGGCGATCTCTTCCTCGGTGGCGGCGTCGTTCTCGTCGTACACCTGATCGATGAGAGCGTGAGCGGCATCGCGCTCATCCTGAGCGGCCGAGTTGCGGCGGGCAGCCGGGCGGCGGCGCTCACCGGCGTCACGCGCTGCGGCGCCGCGGCGAATCGGGGTGACGGGAGTACGCGCCGTGGCAGCGCGAGCGGAAGCGACACCGTCCATCGCGGTCGCGGCCGCGGACAGATTTTCAGGGGTGCCGTGTTCGCTGGCGGCAAGGTTCTTCAGGCCAAGGCCGAAGAGGTATGCGATGCGCTGCTTGATGGTCATGTCTTCCAGTTTCACGATTGGCTCCCTTGGTACGTCTGCTGAATCTTGGATTTCTGCGTTGCCGGCTCTGCCTATTGGTAGCACAGCCGTATGGTTCCCGGTCATCTCAACCTGCAAGATCCGCTCACCGTCTTTCGCGATGTGGAAAGTGTATCCCAGCGAAAGCTGCCGCAAACCCGCGAGGATCCTATCGATGAGCGCCTTCGACTTGATGACGATAGTCGCGAGCAGTGGCATGTTGCCGTCCTCGAGCGGTTCTTCGCCCGGGCGTACATCGCGCATGTGACCGACGCTGTGATTGAGAACCGTATCGAGAGTGAGCAGCTTGTCAGGGTGAAGAAACGTGACGTCCTTGTCCTCGAGCGAGGCCATGAAGACAGGGTCGAAGACGTCCTCAGCGTCACGGTGCAGGTCGACGAAATCATCGGGGGCGCCAGTGATGCCAAGCTCGGCCGCTTCCTCCTGAGGAAGCTGATGGAATCGGTAAGTCTGTACACCTGTGCGCGCGATGACGGCGTTGAAGCAGCGCAGGTAGCCTTCGTGCGTCAGCTCCATGTTGTCACTGAGCTGAATGCCGTACGTGGCCTCTGCGCCGTCCATCACTGCCGTATGTCTCTTCACGCTCTGGATTATCGCAGGCAGCGGGGTACGCGCTTTTTTTTCGGCCCGTTTGTGGAACGGCTTATAGCATCAAAGCAGGCGCGGCTTACCCGCGTCAGGAGGAATCACCTTGATCAATATCCCGCTTACCCCGTCACAGTTTGAGGCGAAGAAGTCACAGCTTCAGAGTCAGCACGGCATTGCTCTATCCGGTACCGAAGGCCATGAAAGCGCCGAGGGCTACGGGGTGGACTACAAGTACGACGGCGTCGACCTGCAGGTTACAGTCACCGATACCCCGCGCTTCGTTCCGAAGGCGTTTGCTGAGCACCGCATCGCCGGCTGGCTCACGAGCTAAACCCTGAGCGCCGTGGGTGAGAGCCTACGGCGCCGCCAGGTCTCCGTCCTCATCGATGATCAGAAGCAGCTCATTGAAGACGCTGATCGCGGGGATGATTCGAGCGGCCCGCTGCTCAGCGGTTACGGGCTCGGCAGGGCGTATGGAGATAGCTACAACGGCCGTCATGCCGTCACCTATATCGTAATCAGCGATCGTGACTGAGCTGAGGTCAGCCACGCGGGAAGGGCGGAACGAGGGCGAGCGATACCATGCCGCGCTCTGTCAAATCGATCACGCAAAGGGTGGCCGCGCGCCAGTGAGATTTAGTATCGGTAGGAAGATCAGACCAGGCTGGCATAGGGTTTCCAAGATAATTTACCCACCCGGCGTCATTGCCGTACGCCTCATAGGCAAGCTGAGCTGCTGCGTTGGAGTCCATGAGCGTGAGAGTAATCGCGTCGTCTGTGGAACACGCGAAAGCCCGGGCAGGTTCTCCCGGGCTTTCCATTCATAGGTTGTTCTGGCGGGGGCGCTGCGCGCATCTCCCTAATTGTGCCGCTGAGCCAGAAGGCTGGCTCTCAAGAGGCTGCGGCGCTCACTCCCGGGGACACCCCTCCGGTAGGTCTGCCGGGGTTCCCACCCGGCTCCGCTACTTTGCCATAGCTCATCCCGATTTACACCCGCATCGGGCCCGTGCGCGAGGGGCTAACCCTAAACACTGAGCGGTAAAACGGTGCCCCCAGGCCCCTCTCAGCTTTCTCGCCGCCCATCAGTGGATGGCGATCGTGGGTATCTCTTTATCCCCCTACTTGGCGCGGCTGATAAGGCCACTCTTTCGGGGGAGAGGAGGGACTTTCTACCTTTGCTTATCATCGCTCAGGCTCACCCTCACGTCTCAATCTTTGCTCGTCTCTCCGAGCTGTCACCGCCTGGTTGGCGCGAGTCTTGCGGTGGACAACGTACGTTAGCCTGCCAACTTCGGCGCTGAGGTCTACCCGGTTACCCCTCAGCGAAACGCGCGCCCTAGGGCGGCCGGGGTTTGAACGTCAATCTTGAGCCCCGAGGCGGGGAGGGGAGGAGTGAGCTTCCGGCCTCTCATCTCATCCAAAGCCCCGGGGCGGGCCCGACATCGCGCTTGACTTCTGCCAAATCAACCGCATTCACAGCGTACCAAAATTATTGGACACGATTTTCTGTGGAAATCTTATTTTCTTTCAGCGCGTCCCGGGCGGCAGCGGCGATACCCTTCGCGTGAGTGTCGAGCCCGGCGACGTATACCCTGGCTCTTGCTGTGATGCTGCTGACGGGTAGATGAGCTGTACGAGGGTCCTTGCGGGTCGCCTTCACCAGCTCTTGCCTGAGGAGTCTACGTCTGAGAGCGTTTTCGGTCATGCGGCGATTCTATAGCCGGGAGCCACGTCAAGGAACTGCCCGCGGGTCATGACTGTAATGCGCCCTGCCATATAGACCTTGTGAGGCCACCGCACTTCCTCAGCAGCTACCAGGGGATACGCGCCGCAACGGCAGTACGGGGCTTCGCCGGCGTGATAGTGACCGAGGGATGAGCGTATGCCGATCAGGGCCTCAGGCGCGGGCGGGTCACTAAAGCGCACCAGTACTCGGTCCATGTGACGGTGAGATTTCCTCACCCGCGCGTCCTCGCTGGTGTCCCACTCGTACCAGTCGAGCGATAGATGCTCAGCGCGGGCCCGCGTTACGGCCGTCTCAGCCTTCGCCGTCTCCGTACGCGCGAGGCGTAGCACCTGTGAGCGGGTGAGGTCAGGAAGATGTGAGCGGAGATGCCGAGCGATGTCACCGCTACGACGGCCGGCGAGTTGCTCCTTGGCGATGAAGGCGTTGACGTCCCGGGCGGTCCTTTGGGGCAGGCTCTTGATCAGAGCTGCGTTCTCCCTCACTCGTTCCCTGATCACCGCGCCCACCGGGCCGGCCAGCTCCCGATTCAGCAGGCCGAAGATCTTCTGGCCCCGCGTTGCTTTCTGAGCAGCCGCGCGCCAGTTCTTCGCGTTGTGGGCGGCTACTCCCGTCACCATGCTCGAAGCCGCTCTCTCCGCATGGGCTTGAAAAAGCCGGTCGACCTGACTCCACTCGACCAGGCGCGCGGTGATTTCACCGAGGCCGCCGGCCGTGGGAAGCCGGAAGTACTCGTCGAGCAGCTTGTCGATTTCGAAGCGGTACCGGCGCTCGATCGTAATGGGGCGCTTCCACGCGTCACCGCGGCGCTTGTCGGCCATGAGCTACAGACTCCTCAGTCACCATATGGGGTGAGCCCACCAGCGCGGGTGAGTCGCGCACGGCCCAGCGTGACCGGGCCAGCCGTTACAGTACCAGCCAAAGGGCGGACGGGTACACCGTCTCGAGGCGATCGCGGCCCAAAGCCTACTCATCTTCACCCTCCCCGCCGGCGTTGCCCTCATCCTCATCGCCGTTCATGCTCAGCGTCTCATCCTCACCGCCTGGGGGGATATCACCGCCGCCAAGCTCAGAGAGGTACTTATTCGGTGCGGCCGCGATGTCTTCAGGGGTGATCGAGGTAAAGACGCCTGTGGTTCTGCTGAGCGTACTCAGCTCACGCAGGTACTGCTTCTTCGTGAGGCCGTCATTGCCGTACGCCTCGCTGACCGTAGCGCCGCCGTCCTTCGCCATGAGACTCTTCTCGGTTTCAGTGAGTACGCGGATCGATGGGAAGTCTAGATCGAAGTCATCGGGAACCTCACCAAACTCCGACATCATCATGACCGGGTACAGCTTCTGCAGCTGGGGCTCGAGCTTCTCATCCTGATCAACCGCGATGCGCTCCTCATAGACCTTCTCATCGCCCTCATTCGTCGAGCTGAGGCCGCTGATGGTTCGGCCAAAGAGACGGCTGACCGTCGACTCAGCCGCTCCGGCCGTGTCGAGCTGAAACTGCTGGTATACGTCGCCAACGCCACTGAAAGAGTACGTGGTGTTTTCGATACCGCCGTCCTTGCCTACTACGAGCATCGACTGATTGCTCAGGCTCTCATTCATCGCCTGCATGCGCTGGTGATAGCGCGTCAGGCCGCCGTTCGTCACCGTAGCGCCCGACAGCATCTGCGCCAGCTCTGGCTCCTTCATCGATAGGATCTGAGCGCGGAAGAGCAGGTTGAGGATCGACCAGGACGCGTTATCGCCCTTACGTATCTGCTCGAAGGTTGTTTCGAGGCGGCTGATGCCCCAATAGTTCGACGCCTGGAATTCGGGCTGAGGAACGCCGAGCCCCTCCCAGCGCAGGATGCGTGAGCTGTGAACCTTGAAGCCGTCGCCGTTCATGGCGCGCACGTTGTAGAAGGACGGCAGGCCAAAATCCATCGGCCGCGTGATGTCGTTACCGAACTCGTTTCCGGGGGTTATGCCGCTCCACCTGTCGAAGGTGATCAGGCCCTGGTAATCGCCGGGCTTGATGTCATCCAGCTCAAGCGGTTCCTCGAGGATGTCTTCGTGGCCCTTGATGACCATGAGAGAGCCGCCGCCGCCGAATAGCTCACCCCACGTCAGGCCCTTACGAATCCGGGTGCGCGTGAGTGTGCGCTGGATCCGGCGGTCTAGGATTTTGATGTCTTCCTGACTCAGAGAGGAGATGAGGTTCGGCCACGCCCTCACCATGTCCTTAGGCCCGCACTCGACGATGCGCCGCGCCAGCCAGTGATTGCGGTACAGCGTGACCATGAGCCAGTAGTCATTCGACCACCGAATCATGTTGTACTCAGCGCCCTCAGCGATCGATGGCGACCCCCAGCCCATGCGCGCGCCGATGTTCGAGAACGCGTCCATAGCGACAGCGGAGTTATCGAGGCCGAAGGCCGCGGCGGCAACCTTCTCAGGCGACACGGTCTGAGCGGCAGCGTCCTTGATAGCGCGCATGCGACTCTCAGCCCTGCGATGTTTACGGTTCATGCCGCCAGCCTCCACTCCGGTACCAGTGTCTTCACATAGTAGCGGAGGGCATCGGGCCAGTGGTCATGTGTCTTGATCGGCGCCTCCTCCCCCTGCTTCGCTTTCTTGGCGTTCCACGCGTACGTCTGCATCTCGCGGTCACCGTTGACGCACTCGGCCGCAATTTCGATCAGGCCTGAGCTGATGGCCGAGGCTGTCATGCGGATGCCGTCCAGGACCTCATTGTCGGCATCGATGACGACGTAGCCGCGCTTCCTCAGCTCAGCGGCAAAGGAAGCGGCCGATGGGTCGAGAACGATGTCGAAGTACTCGGCCGAGCCCTGACCTTCCCACTCGCCGGTGCCGCGGGCGAACGCCTCGAGGTCATCGGCATACTCGCTGTCAGTCTTCTCATGCATCGCCTTCTGAGAGTCGTAGTAGTACTCCCGGTCGACCTTTATCTTGCCGGTGAAGGTGTCGTACACGTCTAGGAAGACAGTCGGGTTATGGGTGCCGTAATCGATGGTGATCGTGCGGCGCGCGTGGCCGCCGGCGTTGCGCAGGCCCGGGTGTCGGTCAGCAGCGGTGTACCTGGTCGCCTTCGCCCACGCCTCACGGTAGATTGCGCCCTCAGCGACCACCCACAGACCGAGGATGTACCGGAGATAGAAGACGCCGGTGAACATCTTTTCGTAATACGCGCGGGTCGCCTTCGAAATGTTCGGGTTGTCATCGAGCGTGAAGTGAATGACCGTCAGGCCGCCAGGCAGCTCCTTCGCGCGGTCCATGACCTCAGCCTTGAGGT